CTAATACGGAAAACTAATTTCTTTTTTATCAGGAGGGATAGCTTTTGAAAGTATGAAATCAATATGTGGAATTTCAATTTCTTTTTTATCACTACAGCAACTATGGAACTCTCTGCCACTTTTGCAAGGGCAATCATCCTCGTTTCTCACATTTGCAAAACGTTCTTTTGGAAACCTCATAGTTGTTCTATTCAAATCCCACTCCTCGAATGCATTTTCTAAAATATTTGATATATATTGTATCAGTGTAAAATCAAGGGTTGCATCATCATGCATTACTGAATACTTTTGAGCTGGTGTTGATACAATTGAAAACTCAAGGAATTCCATGTCATGAGCTATATGAAGACATAGTTCACCGTTATAGATTTTACCTTTTTTATGTCCGCACCTTGATCTTGGTCTAACTCTGTGATCACAGATACTGCAGGTATAGTAACCAACTTTAAAACCGGGACTAATAAACAGGCAATACGGATAAAGTGACTGCCATTTAAGAACCTTGTCTATTATGAACTTAGATCTTGTATTAATTAAAAAATTTTCAGTTGAATTTTCACTAAGGAATTCATAATTTATTTCACATTGTTCGAGTTCATTCCATGCATCTCTATATTTCTTATTTTTTATATTATTAAATGCTCGAATATAAAGCACATTTAGATCAAATGCTTTAAGTACTCTCCAGTACTCATTGGCTTTTTTTTCATCGCCATATTTGATAGCTTTTGATTTTTCTTTTTTTATGGAATCAATTGCTTTAATAATTTCTGGATTTACAGTATCTCCTAAGGTTGTTAATTCAATTTTCATTAGTAAATCCTTTGACAGCATTTAGAACTTCATTGAAGTTTTCTATTTTTCCATTATATTCAATTGAAACAGTCTTTCCATCTTTCTTTTCAGCGATAAATGTTAACGAAATTTTATCATTTTTCTTTGCTTTTATTTTATCATAAATATATGCTGACATCACACTACAAAATATAGGTATTACAACATTTTTAATAATAAAGGTACCAAGCCATATATCTGCCGCATGCAACCCCAACTCTTTATATTCGTCATCGGTAGCATACACTTCGGCATTAATGTTATTTTCATTAAGATAATCTAGTGTATCTAATGTGCCTGTGTAATAAACGTCTTCATACCCATGAGATGGTAAAATAATAACGTTTTTTCCTTTGAGTATTGAGGATATTTCTGGTGATGCGTCCGTAATTAAGGATTCAAACGTAAGTATTGAGTCTTTGATGTCAAATTTTTCACGGTCATTGAAAATTTCCATTTACACCCACTATTAATATATGATGGTATACTCGAGACACATTACTGTATATAAGGTGAAATCTCAATAACCTTTATATGCACAGTGAGGGTTACATCAAAAAATCATGCTAACAGCATACAATGATCACCCAATTCACCAATCAACATTAGCATTGTTTTAAATGATTGCAATAGTTAAATATATATCCTGTTTGAGTAGAAGCATCGGCAGAGGGATTGGTTCATTACTTTGAGGAATCACCTCGGGGAGGGAGGCTGTAATCGTGGGCATGCTATTGGTTGTAAAGAAAGGGCAACAATGCCCAAGATTATCAGGTTGCTTTGAAAATTTAGAGGCTGATCTGGAATTTCTTGTGTTCTATTTAGACACACAATTTTTCTGTCATATATTAAAATTTGTGATTTGTCTTTAATAAGTCATCTCAAGCATTAGCTAATTCCTTCTCATGCTAAATTTTTATAGCAGCAAAGCTGTTTGCCGTAGCACTGCCTCTCAATCTGATTGTTGAAGTGATTGGCTGCATCATTTTAGTTGTTAAGAAAAGTAAAAAAAGGAAGGTTAGTTAACCTTTTTACGACTTTCATTGATAATCGCTCGAATTCTATTAATAACATATGGGAATTTGAAGGTTCCCATATGTTATTAACCCAGAGTATGATCTCCATTTTTGTGATGTTTATGTCCCAAATACTGCAGGTTCAGCGGGATATTTACACAAATAGTGATGTCCACTTTTGACACAAAGCTGACATGCAGTTTGGAAGACAGATATGCGAGTTTAACTATGGGCCAATATAATATTATATCAACACCTTTATCCAATCTTTGCCACGATCGTCATGATATCTATCGGTTTGCTGCTGATTTTTATGGCCCAGAAGATTTTTGGTGTTAATTCCCTGTTGCCGGTATAAACGCTCCGATAATGACCGCATTTCATGAAATGTCGGTGCTGCTCCTTCATCCCATTTTATTCCGCATTTATCCCTGGCTTTCCGGAAAGTTGTAGTCAGGGTATTGGCTGTTACTTTTTCTCCTTTTTGAGCCTGTGATGTGGTGTGCTGATAATGAACTAAGTATTTACTGACAACACGATCACGGCAGAAAGTAATAACTTCGCGTAATGACATACCTATCGCCTGGCATCTTAGTGAGAGAGGGATAGCCAATTTTACGCCGGTTTTTTCCTGCTCGATATGGAGCATGTCATCCCATACATCCGAAAACTTCATATCAGAAATATCTCCCAGACGCTGTCCTGTTACGACAGCCAACAGCATTCCGCATCTCAGATAGTGGGGGTAATCCTCCGCCTGGCTGAATATCGCCTGCCATTCTTCCAGTGAAAGCCGTTCGCGCTTTATTCTGTTTCGTGGCTGTTTGGTTGCCTGCGCCGGGTTATATCCCGGAGGTACGTGACCGGCATGCTGGGCTTCTTTGAATACGTCGATCAGAACCATTCTGACAACCTGAGCCATTCGGTTATGACCGGCTGCTTTAACCTGATCTGTGATTTCTGCTATTTCCAGTGCGGTAATATCTTTAAGTTTCAGCATTCCGCAGTATTCCCGGAATAAATTTACCGGTTTATTTTTCTGCTTCAGTGAGTTAGGTTTTAGTTCACCTTCACGTACTCTTTCATTCTGAATTTCGAGGTATTTATCAAGCCATACACTGACACTGATCCCGTGTCTGGCGTTTTTAATTCCTGACAGACGATCATTAATACTCAGTATTTGTTTTGTTTGTTGTTCAGCAATTATCATATTTGCCTGAATAGCGACTTCCTTTGCTTCTTTCTCATCGGTACCCAGGCTGTAAAATTTACCTGTCAACGGATGTTTGTACTGCCAGTATGTCTTGTTGTTTCGCTTATCAAGTTTGCAGTACAAATTAGGGACAATGATATTATGAGAGCGTGGTCTCGCAGCCATCAGACAAAATCCTTCTTAACATATCGCCAGAATTGCCCGGTAATTGAGGTTTCGAAATAATTCCGACATAACGTGCGTCACGATCTACCATCCATTTTTTACCGACTTTTAAAGCTGGTGGTACCATCATGTGAGATTTCGCATATTTATATAATGTTCGCCTGCTCGGAGCCTCATCACCAAACTCATGTTCTGCCCACGCTTCAAGATCTACCATTCTTGACATAGTTTTCTCTCCACACAATTTAGATAATAAAAAGCCGTTACTTTTTATAAGTAATTAATTCCCTAGTGTTGGAATGATGGTTATTTCTTTTTTATTATTCACAAAAATAAGTCCACCAGCGGTCAGGCAAGGTATCTATCCGGCAGGACGATTTATGCCGGTGGACTTATGTTTGTAAAAAATGGCGGCCGGCTGGTGGAATGTACCGTGGTATGCACGGCCGCTAATGGTATTGCATGGTTATTGTTATGGGGTCGTTTACTCTTCACACAGCTATTCAGATACGCAGCCGTTACTGCGGTTGTACTGTTAAAGCACAGCGGTCTTCCCACTTGATGATATCTTCATCGAGTCGACTGATGGTGCGTTCGTGGTCGCGGATCTCTCTGTCACGTTCTGCACGTAGTGATTGCAGTTTCTGAATCGCCTGAGCTTTTTCAGTGATCCACGCAGCAACATCGTCTACTGACATGTTGTTAGTGGTGATAATTGGTTCTGTTTGCATTGTCGGGGGCTCCTAAGTTTCATTAGGTTTAAATCTAAGATAACTTAGTTTTTATGTCAACACAAATCTAAGAATTATTAGATTTGCATGCTGAAAGGATTAGAGTTCGTACTGTACGCCTTTGACAACGCCAACAATTTCGCAGTTGCCGTTAATTGCAATATTCGGATAACGAGGATTCAGTGGGGACAAAAATCTATTGGGGCCATCTATAACCAATTTTTTAATGGTAACGTCATTAGTCCCGTTTAGTCTGGCAACAACTATTTTGCCGTGGGTGGCTTCTGCAGACGGATCGACAATAACCATAACTCCTTCCGGAATGGAGGGCGTTCCAGTTGGGTTTGTCATGGAATCACCCTGAACTATAAGCGCAAAACTATTCGGAGACACTTTAATGGAAGTCTCTAAATATTCGGTAGCTTCATCATATATTTCAGAAGGGATACTTTCTGTGAATTTACCTGCCTGTACATAGGAAATTACCGGCAATCGCTGCATTGTAGTAACAACGCTATCAGCTTGTTTTGAGGAAATACCATGTAAAATATAGGCCTCAGAGGTGTTAAAAAACTGAGCTAATTTAATCAGGGCGTCACCATTTGGTAGGTTTAGATCTTTCTCCCAATACCCAACAGCAACACCAGACACACCGCAATACTTTCCCAGGTCATTTTGAGTCGTCTTTGTCAGGCTTCGAAGCCGCTTAATCCTGCTTCCTACAGTATCCATGTGAATCCCAGAGTTAGTTAAAAGCTAAGTTATCTTAGTTTTTGTTGATAAAAGATAACTTATATTTTAATATCTAATTTATCTTAGATTTGAGGGCGTGCTTATGACCACCAGCGAAGTTGAAAGCTATTTCGGAGATGCAAACAAGGTAGCTGATTTTTTTGGGATAACCCCTGAAGCATTTTACCAATGGAAGAAACGACCGGGAGGTTTGATCCCTAAAAGCAGAGCATTTGAAGCAGCCTGCCGTACTGACGGAAAGCTGAAGTTCGATCCAATCCTTTACAAGCAGGGTACCAAAACTATCTGACTTTGGTAACTACAACCCAACCTGAAAGCGAGTAGGCAATGAAAAACGAATCACTGAAAGAAGTAGTAAAAAAGATGTGCTGTGCCATGCCGGGTGGACGGGAAGCGCTGGCCGGTGCGCTGGGGATGTCACTGACGACATTCAACAACAACCTGTACGAGAAGAACGGCTGCCGGTTTTTCGACAATGACGAGCTGGAAGCAATGGAAGATCTGACCAAAACCCGTCACCTGGTAGAATATCACATGGATCGGCACGGTATTACGCCGATGCAGGACATAGACCCTGACAACATTGATCAGGTTGAGCTGTTTGATATCCGCATGACCCTTGCGGCGGCACAGGCAGAGCTGGAATTACATATTAAGAAAAGCCTGGAAGACGGGAAGTTAACCCGTGATGAGGTCAGGGGGATTTATAAAAAATCAGGGAAAGTATTTTCTTACTTTTTGGGATTTGTCGGGAGTCTTGACGCTGTATTCGGGGTTCCGGATGAAAAGTGAGACCACCGGTATACGGCCGGTGGCCTCGGTCGCGCCATATCAATTGTGTGAAGAGATAAACGCATGAGCAGATTAACTCATTTGGCAGGCTTTGCGCAACTCCGCGTTGCTCCTGTTAAGGGTGGTAAAGACCCTGCCGCATTTGTTTATACGGTAAGAGTACCGGAAGGTTTCTCAGAAACAAACTACCAGTTTGTGAAGTGGGCGGTAGGTGATTTTAACCGTCTGGGTAAGACAGCAGGAGCCTCGGCATGAAAGGAACAGCTGACAATCTGGATCGGTATTACACCGACAGCCGTGGGCGGAAAGTCCACGTTGTCCGGTTTGACCGGCAGAACAGCCGGGTGATTTTCATGCGTGACGGCTATGAGCATCCGTGCTTTGAACCTCTGAAAACCTTTCAGGAGCGGTATACACGCGTGGATGAGGTGAAACCATGAGCATGATTTTAACTGCGCGGGCTTTGCAGATAAAAACCGGCAATGCGCTGCGCAAACTGGTACTGGTAAAGCTGGCGGATAACGCCAACGACCAGGGCGAGTCGTGGCCGTCTGTGCCGTACATCGCAGAGCAGTGCGAAATGTCAGAGCGTTCAGTGCAGAACCACATTAATGCCTTGGTAGAAATGGGGCTGGTTCGTATCGAATCCCGTAAATCGGCCAACGGTCTGAACCAGTCAAATATCTATCATCTGCGCCTGAATGCAGCCGTTGTGAGTGGTGAATCTGCTGCACCATATGGTGCAAATCCTGCGGGGGTGAGTGGTGCAAATGGTTCCGGGACTGGTGCAGCAGATTCACCAGGTGGTGCAACTGGTTCCGATAGTGGTGCAGGAGCTGCACCCAGAATCAGTCATGATCCAGTCATAGATCCAGATAATAAAAATATTAATCCTGTTCGCGGAAAAGCCAAAAGCAAAATCGTGATGCCGGAAAACTTCGCACCGTCACCAGAACACACTGAACGGGCAAAAACTGCTGGACTGGATGTTCAGGATGAGTTTGGCAAATTCAGGGACTACCACGCCAGCAAGGGCACCCAATACGCTGACTGGAACGCTGGGTTTAATTACTGGCTGAGACAGGCTGAAGGATTTAAACGCGCTGCGAACTCAAAGCACATCGACACCACCGAGTGCGATGAAGTCTTCAGAAAAATGTTCTCATCCTCCAACTGGAAGCCAGAAAACCGCGTGCAGGAACTGGTTTCCAAGCATAAATCACATATTGGCCGGATGAATGAAATTGCTGGACGCGCAGCATTCCGTGGGTACTGGAAACAGGCCACAGAACAGGCCGCAAAAGAACGGGAGGCAGCATGATCATGCGTTCAGAAAGCAAAGAAATTTACGGCGTGAGTGTGGTGCCGGTGCTGGCGGTTCTGCATCGGTACATCCGGTGGTGGGTACTGCGCGACCTGAACCGCGCATGGTCAGATGATCGCTTTTTTGAAAAGCGTATTCAACGCCGGGGCTGGCTGCACATTGCGGATGCGTTCACATTCCACAGCCGGTATCAGCGACTGCGTGAAGCGGTGAAAGCATATCAGGGGAAGGGCGTTATCTGATGAATTACCTGTTAACCGGCTTTGTCCAGAAAGATGCACGGATGCTGATGTTTAATGCGGGCGCGGAGATCGGCAATTTCCGGAATGGCGCCCGTTATGTTGTGAGCGTGGCACCGCACTCAATGAATGGTATTCCGTCCGGACTGGTACCGGCAGATGCACAGCCGCTGTTGGCAGATGAGCGGATATTACGTTTCCTGGACAATCCCGCCGTGGTGAAAGCTGCCGGCGGTTTACAGGGATTCCGGCATTACGTTAAATCGGTGGGTCACTGCCAGATTAACGATCCGAAAAACCCTTATCACCACCACGAACTGACCATGACCCGGCGCAAGGACGGATTCATCCGGACATGCTGGCACCATGACAACATCTTGCGGGCGGGTAATGTCCACCAGCAGCAGGCGGACGAAATTCTGTTATGCAACCAACGGGTATTTGTGGCGAGAAGTATTTTTACCGATCTGCGGTTGCCGGCCGGTCATCTTCTTAATCCATCTGATTTGTTCACCTGGTCTGTAATGCGCCGTATCAGTGATCATCTTCCGCCCTTTATCAGTTCATACATCCTGATGCAGCCACCGGAAGAAGAGATAACCGGCACCATGACGGAGCATTCCATTGTTCACCGGGCGCGCTCACACAGCCAGATTGTTCAGGGCATTGTTGAGCAGATAAAGCCGGTGGTTATTCCGGAGATAGAGCCGGAGCCACCAGCAAGTTTTATGCGGATCCCGAAGTTAAAGCGCTGGGAGTGTCAGAAATATCTGCAGTGGGTCAAAAGCCAGCCGTGTTGTGTGTGCGGCCAGCAGGCGGACGACCCACATCACATCATCGGTCACGGCACCGGCGGTACCGGCACAAAGACACACGACATTTTTACCATCCCATTGTGCCGTATTCACCACGACGAATTACACCGGGATCCGGCAGCATGGGAAGCAAAGCACGGCAGCCAGCTGGAGTTGTTATTTAAGTTTATGAACCGGTCATACGGGATCGGCGTTTTTGGTTAATGCACTGTACGGAGCGCGGAGAGATAAACGATGATTGAGCACGATTTGCAGTATCTGCGGAATATGGCGACTATAGCAATGACCGACCACAGCAGCAGAACCAAAGGCCAGCTTGAAGCATTTGAGGGATTTGTATTGGGAAACACAACGCGCTACCCACGTAAAAAGCCCCGAGATATTACTGTGAACGGCAGAAAGGTAAGCCGGGAAACCGAGGCGGTATCCTGCTGGTCAACACACTATTCCGTGTTACCGATGCCACCTATTGACCAGGTGGACTATCAGAACTGTTCCTGGCGGCGGGCAATTATGGAACTGGATGAGGCTGAGCAGTCCTGGCTGCTGTATTGCTATGGTAAAGAATTGAAGTTCTCACACCAGACGGCTATCACCGCCTATGTATGGAGCGAAATGCAGGAACGGATTAAAGGACGCCGGGTATCGAAGAAAGTAAAAGAACGACTCAGGGCGTTGGTATGGCTGGCAGTGCAGGACTATACCCAGAATAAAGACGGGTATTACTATCAGTCTGAACTGGCCGAGCTGGTGGGTGTCGAGCGGAATAACTGGAATATGCACTATGAAAAGCACTGGCAGGAACTGCGATTGATTTGTAAAACCTTGGACTGTAGGGCATTACGAAAAATGAGAAACAACAGGGCGGAAATATGGCGTAAAAATACAGCTAAAACTTGCAAAAGTGAATAATTTGAGCCATATTTGATGGTAATTTGATATGCTGTCATAATTGTATATAAACCTCGCATGTGCGGGGTTTTTTATTACCTGTAAATACATGTAAGTCAGACTGTTCTGTATCCATGTTGTGGCAGAATGATCACCTTGGTAAGCAGAGGTAACTATTATGTCTGATATGAAAACAGAAGTGGTTGTGATTCGTCTGACCAAAAAGGAGCGGGCGATGCTGGATTCCGTAAAAACAAGAGCATTACTTGCTGACTGGATGAAAGAACTGGCGTTTACTGAGTTGAATAAGCGGGAAAACAATGGTGTTTTAATAAATAGTAAGCAGTATTCTTAATAAAAAAACCGACACTCTTGGAATTATGTCGGCAGTAAGTGCTGGGAGTGAATGTAAGTAATATCTAATTGATAGTGATAATCATTATTAGAAAATCAACCGATCATTTGTAAAATTTTGTTGTTTCTTTAAGGTATTTACGACGGTGTGGGTGCTCAATCCATTTAATCTCAGTAGCCGTGTGATTTTGATAAAGAATTTTTGCAATTTTATTGGCACAGTAAGCCAGCGAGTCAAAAGCATCTTCACCACTTGAGTGCATGTATATGAAAATAGCGTTTTCATTTTTAGCATAATAAAGCCATACACCTCCGTAGTACCAACATGTGATATTTTGTTTATCGACAGAGGTGGTTCCTTTTTCCAGGTGATTTAGCCACTGAATAAGTTTTTTTTCTGCTATTGTTATGTCTGAGGTGACTATAGCTTCCAAAAGTACATCGTCACTAAGTTTCCATTGTTTGTATCCCCAATTATAGTTTATTTTGTAATATTCAAACATGTTTTCTCTCCGAAGTATTTAACCCACATGATTTACGGTGTAAAGGTTATGGTGAAAATCATAATGTTTTAATATTGTTACTACTTTGTAGTGAAAATTCTCATGACTACTATTGTTTTTAGTATAGTCTGCTCTGTTTTTTTGATGGGATTGGTGAACAGGAAAACTATAGTGTTTATTTCGAAAAATAAATTCTTTTTCCGTGAAACTTAACTTATTGATATAAAAAGCCGGCCATACAGGCCGGCAAAAAAGTATCAGTATCATATATATCAAATATTGCACGACGAGACGAAGTTATTTGTCGGTTACGTCAGTAAATAGTATATATGGTTAATTATTCCGCAGGTTTAAAATAAGAGTTTTCTCAAAGGTCGCCATGTGCGGCCTTTTTTCATATACGCCGCCACAGTATCAATCACCTCGTTATCAATTAACACAAGAGCTGTGTGCGGCTTTCTGATATCTGCAAAAAAGTATAGAGATGATCAACATGAAAGATAAATTTATGCGCATATCTATCCGTCAGGATGGTTATGGGATGTTCTCTAATGGCGGGTGGGCGAGCTATAACAGGACGGGAAAATCACAGGTAGCTGCGGCGATGTTGGTTCATTTCCGGCAATCCTGAACGTTTCCGTCGCCGGAAAGAATGTGATACTGATAAAACGCCGGAACAGCGTGTTGCAGATCTGGAAAAACAGCTCACTGAAATATGATTATATGACAGGCGACGAGCTGTGGAATTTAAACCATATTAATTGGAATTACGGTATTTAGTGATAATAATTTTAAGTTATTTTATTGTCATATTTGATGACTTAATCTTATCTGCTAACTCTGAGAATGCTTTTTTAACGGTAGGATCTTTGCTGTTTTTAGCAAAATTTTCCAGGTTGTTAATTACTTCACTCTTAACTATCGGAGTCAGCATTGCTAAGCTGGTCAGAGCAATTGATATCGCAGACTGTAATGCATCAATTTTTCTACTGGTATTTACTAAATCAATTGGTAGGTAAGACATATATTTCATTTCCACCCGAAGTTAATCAGCCATCACTCCGGTTAATTCCATTGGGCTGAACTGATAACATATCCCGGATATGCAGTAACTACGTTTAACTGAATCACAGGTCGCTCCGGCGGCCTTTTTTATTGCCCGCAACAATAAGAGCATTGGAATACGACAGGCTCATTACCTAATCCGTATTCGGCCACAGTGCTCTTTTTATTGCTTTCCCGCCGCTGGTGGGATTATCCGAATAGTGCCGCAGCCACCACACTTTAACCCGTTTAAATCATATAACCCAGTTGCGGCATTTCCCTTTATTCACATTCAAACAGGACACTCCACAGGGGGTGCGTATGCGTATGGACAAAATAACTACCGGCATTTCATACGGCACGTCCGGTGCCGGGGCCTTGTACTGGATGAAGCAGCTGCTGGACGGTTTCTCTCCGGAACAGTGGGCGGCAATCGGCGTGCTGGGCAGCTTACTGTTCGCATTCCTGACCTTCCTGACCAACCTGTATTTCAGGCACCGCGAGTACAAGCGCCGTTGCAAAGAGGAGCCACAGGATGAATAACGGACTGGCTAAAAAAGCGATAGCGTCCGCGAGTGGTGGGGCAATAGCCGTTGCACTGGTGCTGATACCTGCATTTGAGGGTATGAAGTTCAAGCCTTATCAGGATGTCGCCGGAGTATGGACGGTTTGTTACGGGCATACAGGCAGCGATATTCAGCGGGATAAGATTTACACAGAGGCTGAATGCAAAGCCCTGCTGGAAAAAGACCTAGCTATTGTCGCCAAAGGTGTTGATCGGCGTATCCGCACTGACATTCCCGTTCATACCCGTGGTGCTATCTACTCATTTGTGTACAACACCGGCATCGGTGCTTTCTCCCGGTCAACCCTGCTCAGAAAACTGAATGCCGGTGACAGAGCCGGAGCCTGTGGCGAAATGAAACGCTGGGTTTTCGCAGGTGGCAAGCCGTGGAAAGGTTTAATGACACGTCGTGAGATTGAGGAAATTGTATGTCACGGAGAACCGCGATGAAATATTTAGCAGCGGCGACATTGTTCGCATCGGCCGGATTTATTGCTGCAAATGGGCATGACGGGTGGGGATGGTTCCTTTTTGTCGGGGTGCTCATCCTATGAAAGAGATACTGATCGTCCTGGCTGTCTCTGCTTTTATCGCCCTGATATCCGTCGCCGGACTTTATCTGTATTCGCTGACAAATCACTGTAAGCCGCTGCCGGGTAACCCGCTGGACGGCGTGATCCATTATGAGTGTGAAGCGCCATGAACTGGAAAGAAGCGGTAATTGCTGCGCTGTTTATTGCTGCCGCCTGGTGGATATATGACACCTACCGGGATAACCAGCAGCTGAAGGTGAATAACACAATGTTGTCCGGACAGCTGTCAGCACAGCAGATGATAAACACCACCACGCTTTCAGCTATAGCCATCAGACACCGCGCAGCACTCGACAACATCAAAGCCAAACAGGAAGAGGACACAGAGCATGTCAAAGTTAAGACTGTTATCAAAACTGTTTTCAAAGACAGTGAATGCGCTGCTGCTCCTGTTCCCGCTGATGCTGTCAGTGAGTTGCGCAGATACGCGGCCGGAATTAATGCCCGCGCCGGTGGTGCCGCTTCCGCCGCAACTGACCACTGATTGTGAGCAGGTAGTGATACCGGATGATCTGACGTTCGGCGGTGCAGTTGAGCTGCTGGCTGATGCCATGAAATACATTGCCAACTGCAATCACGATAAGAGGGCAATACGGGAGATTGAAGCGGAGAGGCAAAAAAAAGCCCCAGAATAAAGGGGCGCATATGGAAGATTCAGGAAATAGTTATTGTTATTTTCGTACTGAGTATACCCTCAGTACCTCCGTAATTTCAATGTGATTAAAAAATCAAAAAATCATTGTAAAACAGGGATGTAATGCAATTGAAGAATGTTTATTCTAACTGCGATGTTCAATATGCAGGCAACCTCGCGTACTAATCAACAACGCTTGACTATAAGGATTTCGAGGCTCGCTGTATTCAGGCTTTCGGCAAATCAGGGATGCGAATGATTTATCCTGCTGACCAACCACATAACTATGCAGTAACACTCCAATAGACTGCCCAGTGGTATTTTTTATGTCCTATGCTCAGATATGAGCAACGAACCATTTTATCAAACTCTGCAAACGGTCGTTTACGGGTGGTGTTAATAGAGACTTATGAAAGTCTGCCGCCATCATGTAGTATCGGGGTACATGCCACAATGGTGAGAAATTGTATGATTCTGCATAATGTGCTTAAAACTATATACATAGACAATGACGACAATGATTTTTTGAAATATGAAATCATGGGGGAGCACGGTGGCGATGTAACAATAGCGATCGTATCAGCGGAAATTAAGTCAGTAGTTGGCGGAATAGACTGTTATCTGTGGGCTAAAGTCGGAGAGCTAACATTTGAGTACCTTGACCCGCCAAAGAGAGGATCATTCCAGCAGACTGTAGCAATGGAATCTCCGCCGGGGAGAAGTATCAGCACCGTAATGCGGGAATGCAAAAAACACAGAGCTACCTGGCAAAGACCGTAACAAATACATAACCCGCTCCGGCGGGTTTTTTATTGGGGAAATCTATGCCACCACGTATACCACGCGCCTGTCGCAAGCGAGGCTGCGCAAAGACAACCACAGACCGCAGCGGATACTGCGAAGAACACCGCAATACAGGGTGGGAGAACCATCAGCAGGGCAAGAGTCGACACGAACGTGGCTACGGCACCAAATGGGACAGGCTGCGGCTGGTGGTTCTGAGCCGGGATAAGCATTTGTGCCAGCAGTGCCTGCGTGAAGGACGGGTAACCGAGGCGAAGACAGTCGACCACATCACTCCCAAAGCACATGGGGGAACCGATGCGGAAAGCAATCTGCAAAGCCTGTGCTGGCCATGTCATTACCGCAAGACGGCGACAGAGCGCAATCGCGGCTGAACCGCAACAATGCACAGGGGAGGGGGAGGTCAAATCTCTGTCGCCCCACCGCCTGAGGACCGCCGCCTTAGTCAGATTTTTATACCCGCGAAAAATGAAATTAAAACCGGCTGATCTGTAAGCAGTATTTATGTATCCGTAAGGAGGGATTTTATGGCTGGCACTCCGGGCAAATCTGGTCGCCGCCCGAAGCCGACAGCCAGAAAAGAACTGGCTGGCAATCCCGGCAAACGGGCACTGAATAAAGATGAGCCCGTTTTTACCCCGCTGACCGGTGTCGACCCGCCGGACTGGTTTGCGGAAAACGATTTGCACCTCGCTGTCACAATGTGGGAAATGACCGTCAAAGAGTTGTGCGGGCAGGGAATTATCTGCCTGACTGATTTGGCTGTTCTTGAGCGCTGGTGTGTTGCTTATCATTTCTGGCGGGAGCTGGTTATCGCAATAGCCAGAGACGGTACCCGGCTGAAAGGTGCAACCGGCGGACCGATAAAGAACCCCGATTTAACCGCAAAAAAAGAGCAGGAAAGCGAAATGGATCGCACCGGTGCAATGCTCGGTCTGGATCCGGGAAGCCGTCAGCGTCTGATCGGGTTGGCGGGACAGAAAAAACAGGATAATCCGTTTATGAGGTTAATCACATCATGAGTCGCAAATCTTACCCGAACGTAAACGCGGCCAGTCAGTATGCCCGCGACGTGGTTCGCGGCAAGATTGTGGCCTGTCAGTACGTGAAAGATGCCTGCCAGCGTCATCTGGATGATCTGAGTGAAGAAAAAAGCCGTAAATTCCGGTACCGGTTTGATAAAGACCTGGCGGAACAGGCCGCAAAATTTATCCAGCTGCTGCCGCACACCAAAGGTGAATGGGCATTTAAGCGCATGCCGATAACACTGGAGCCGTGGCAGCTATTTATTGTCTGCAGTGCATTTGGCTGGGTTCACAAGGGCAGCAGGCTGCGGCGGTTCCGTGAAGTTTATACGGAGATCCCCCGTAAGAATGGTAAATCAGCTATTTCAGCCGGTGTTGCTCTGTATTGTTTTACCTGTGATAACGAGTTTGGTGCTGAAATCTACTCCGGTGCAACCACGGAAAAGCAGGCATGGGAAGTGTTCCGTCCTGCAAAACTGATGTGTAAGCGTACCCCGCTGCTGACGGAGGCATTCGGTATCGAGGTCAATGCGAAAAACATGAACCGGCCGGAAGACGGGGCGCGGTTTGAGCCGCTTATCGGATCCCCCGGTGATGGTCAGTCCCCGCACTGCGCTATCGTTGATGAATACCATGAGCACGACACGGATGCCCTGTACACGACCATGATTACCGGTATGGGGGCCAGGCGGCAGCCGCTGATGTGGGCTATCACCACCGCCGGATATAACATTGAAGGCCCGTGTTACGACAAGCGGCGTGAAGTGATTGAAATGCTCAACGGCACGGTGCCGAATCCTGAGCTTTTCGGCATTATTTATACCGTTGATGATGGTGATGACTGGACAGATCCGGCAACATTGCGCAAAGCAAATCCGAATATGGGGGTTTCTGTCTACAGTGACTTCCTGATCAGCCAGCAGAACAGAGCCAAAAACAATGCCCGTCTGGCGGGTATATTTAAAACAAAGCACCTGAATATCTGGGTTTCCGCCCGGGCGGCCTATTTCAACATGGTGTCCTGGCGGGAATGTGAGGATAAGACACTCACCCTGGAAATGTTCGAGGGGCAATCCTGTGTTCAGGCTCTGGATTTAGCCAGAAAACTCGACATGAATTCACGGGTAAGGCTTTTTCACCGGGTTATTGACGGCAAACGCCATTACTACTGTATTTCACCTGATTTTTATGTTCCGTATGACGCCGTATTCAGCGTTGATGTTGAAAACAGACGTACAGCAGAGCGTTTTATGAAATGGGTGGAAACGAAGCATCTTAAACTTACAGCAGGAGCGGAGATTGATTACCGCGTCATTCTGGAAGATGCGAAGGCCGGAAACCTGATAAATCCGGTTGATGAGACAGCAATCGACCCTCACGGCGCAACAAACATCTCCCATGAGCTGGCTGACGAGGGGATGAATCCGATCACTATAGTACAAAACTACACCAACATGTCCGACCCGATGAAGGAGCTGGAAGCTGCTGTAGCGGCCGGACGGTTCCACCATGACGGCAATCCGATCATGACATGGTGTATCGGTAACGTGGTCGGCAGATATCTGCCGGGCAATGATGATGTTGTCCGCCCAACCAAAGAGCAGAACGAAAACAAAATTGACGGTGCAACAGCGCTGATTATGGCCATAGGCAGAGCGATGCTGAACGGTCCCGGTGACTTCCTTTCCTCTCTGGATCCTGACGAAGAAATTCTATTCCTATGAAAAATATACTTCTTGATCTCACTGCCCTGACAGGTTTCGGTGCGGTGCTGGCAGGCTGTTACCTGAAATACGGCCTGCCGGATTCCCTGGTGATTGGCGGGTCAGCAATGGTTATCTATTCACTGGCTGTGGCCATGAGGGGGAAACGTGCTTCTTGATGCATTATTCCGCGATACACCGACCAGTATTGAGAATCCGGCGGTACCCATCAGTGCAGATTCTGTTGATACAGACGGTCTGTTCAAAGCGGATGTCTATGTCAGCCCGGAAACATCAATGAAACTGGCCGCTGTATATGCCTGTATTTATGTTCTTTCTTCCTCTATCGCACAGATGCCGCTGCATGTGATGCGCAAAACAGGCGATAAGGTTGAGACTGCCCGCGATCATCCCGTGTTTCACCTTGTTCACGATGAGCCGAACGAATGGCAGACCAGCTATAAATGGCGGGAAACCAAAGAACGCCACATTCTCGGCTGGGGGAACGGATATACACAGGTGATCCGTAACAGCCGTGGTGAGGTGACCAACCTGGAAGCCTGTATGCCGTGGGAAACCGCGTTGCTCAACACCGGCGGCCGGTACACCTACGGGGTTTATAACGAACAGGGTAATTTCGCTGTCAGCCCGGATGACATGATCCATATCCGGGCGCTTGGTAACAACCAGCGGATGGGGATCAGCCCGATAGTGCAGCATGCGGAAACCATCGGTATAGGTATGTCCGGTCAGAAATACACCAGTTCATTCTTCGGCGGTAATGCCCGCCCGGCCGGTATCGTCTCAGTGAAAGGGGAGTTACAGAAAGACGGGTGGCTCAGACTGAAAGACATGTGGCAGAAAGCGTCTGCGGCACTGCGCAGTCAGGAAAACAAAACCATGCTGTTGCCTGCTGACCTGGATTACAAAGCCCTGACCGTTTCCCCGGTGGATGCCCAGCTGATTGACATGCTGAAACTCAACCGCTCCATGATTGCCGGAATTTTTAATGTGCCGGCACACATGATCAATGACCTGGAAAAGGCGACATTCTCCAACATTTCCGAACAATCTATTCAGTTTGTCCGGCACACAGTTATGCCGTGGGTGGTGAACTGGGAGCAGGAGCTTAACAGGCGGTTGTTCACCCGGCAGGAGCGCCGCGCCGGATTTTATGCCCGGTTTAATCTGGCCGGGCTGTTACGCGGAACCCCGAAAGAGCGTGCTGAATTTTATCATTACGCCATTACTGACGGCTGGATGAGCCGGAATGAGGCGCGGGCATTTGAGGATATGAACCCGGTTAGCGGGCTGGATGAAATGCTGGTCAGCGTTAACGCCGCACAACCTGTCGGCAGTAAATCAAAAGGTGGTGAAAAAGATGAGCAGTAATGAAAGAGAAACCCGCAGCTATGTCGGAGAGGTACGGGCCGCGCCGGGAGAAGAGGACAAGCCGACCCACATTATCGGTCTGGCCTCGGTGTTTAATTCCCTGTCAGAGCCGATGTGGGGATTCCGTGAAATTATCAAACCCGGCGCATTCGACGATGTGCTGAATGATGATGTGCGCGGGCTGTTTAACCATGACCGCAATTATATCCTCGGCCGGTCCTCTTCCGGGACGTTATCCCTGAGTGTCACAGAGCAGGGGCTTGTTTACGACATCACTGCGCCCGACACGCAGACTATCCGGGATCTGGTTATTGCCCCGATGTTACGCGGGGATGTCAATCAGAGTTCATTCGCGTTCAGTGTGGCGGTGAATGGTGATGACTGGTACCAGGATGATGACGGCATGGTTGTCCGGGAAATTCACAAAATATCCCGTCTGTATGATGTCAGTCCGGTGACTTATCCGGCTTATCAGGCCGCGAATTCAACCGTGCGGTCAATGGAAGCGTGGAAAGAAGCACGCGACAGCGGCGGTTTAGCCAAAGCTATCAATGAAAAACTGGCGCGTGAGCGTCTTCTTACATTAATGAATGCATAAGGTAACTCTATGAAACTTCATGAATTAAAACAAAAACGTAATACTATCGCCACCGAAATGCGCGCTATCCATGAAAAAGTCGGTGACGGTGTCATGACCGAAGAGCAGCGCGGCGAGTGGAATCAGGCCAAAACTGAGTTTGACCGCCTGAATGAGCAGATCACCCGCGAAGAGGAACTGCGCTCGGCAGATCAGACCTTCGTGGATGACAAAGAGCCGGAGCAGCGCGGAAAGCAGCCGGGTAATCCGGAAAGCGAAGCCGCAGAGCGCCGTCAGGCGGCATTTGACCGTTTTCTCCGTCATGGTTTCGGTGAACTGACAGCTGAAGAACGCCAGGCGGTTAAAGAGCTGCGTGCGCAGGGGACCTCCCCGGATGAAAAAGGGGGCTACACTGTACCCACTCAGATGCTGAATAAAGTCGTTGATCAGATGAAAGCCTATGGCGGCATTGCAGGCATTTCGCAGATTCTGACAACTTCAAACGGGCAGGATATTACCTGGTCAACATCAGACGGCACAGCGGAAGAGGGTGAACTGCTGGGTGAAAACACCGCAGCCAGCGAACAGGATGTGGAATTCGGGACCGCCATTCTCGGTGCCAAAAAATTGTCTTCCAAAATTATCCGTGTATCCAATGAGTTGCTGCAGGACAGCGGGATTGATATTGAATCCTACCTCGCAGCACGGATTGCGCAGCGTATCGGACGCGGTGAGGCGAAATATCTGGTGAAAGGTACCGGCGCAGGCACTCCGGTGCAGCCGAAGGGGCTGGATGCATCCGTTACCGGCACGGTCGATGCCTCTGCCGTATTCACCTGGAAAGATATTAATGCCCTGAAACACGCCATTGACCCGGCTTACCGTAACAACCCGAAATTCCGACTGGCTTTTAATGACAGCACCCTGAAACTGATGACAGAAATGGAAGACGGTAACAAGCGTCCGCTGTGGCTGCCTGAAATCACCGGCGTGGCACCTTCGACCATTCTGGGTATGCAGTATGCTGTGGATCAGGCTATCGACAGCATGGAAACCGGCAAGAAGTTTATCTTCTGTGGTGACTTCGATCGCTTCATTGTCCGCCGTGTCACCTATATGACACTGAAGCGTCTGGTGGAGCGTTATGCAGAATATGACCAGACTGCATTCCTCGCGTTTCACCGCTTTGACTGCTGCCTGGAAGACACCTCCGCGATTAAGGCGCTGGTGGCCAAAGCTGCGACAAAGTAATCCGGTCTTAACCCGATACGCCGCTTAACTGCGGTTTTTTTGTGCCTGCGGTCCGGCGTGGCCGCAGGTATGGGGGAAACATGCCGTTACCGACACTCGAAAAACTGAGAATGCAGTGCCGTATCGATGAGGATAATGATCAGGAAGATGAATTACTCCTGACCTATCTTCAGGCGGCAAAAAAGCGTGCTGAAAATTACATCAACCGCAATTTGTATGACAGTAACATTCCGGAAAGCGACCCCGATGGCCTGATTGTTTTCGCTGATATTGAGCTGGCCCTGATGCTGGCTGTTACCCATTTTTACGAAAACCGGGACCCGTCAGCCATGCCGAACGGGTTTAAGGCCATCCTGGAGCCATACCGGCATATTAATCTGTAGGTGACTGATGAAAACCGGTGAACTCAACAAACGCATCACCCTGTACCGGCCGGAGGTAGTGACCGGTGATCTTGGTGATTCCCGTACCGAACTGACGAAAGTCATCACGGTGTGGGCCAAAGCCGAGGCGATATCCAACCGTAAAATCCGGACAGCAGAGCAGGATCAGGTCATCGAAACCATGCAGTTTACTGCGCGGCCACGCGCGGATGTGCAAATCGACTGGGTGATTGAATACCAAAGCCGGTTTTTTACCGTCCGTGCCTGTGACCGTAACGATCCGGCGAAACTGATTATTACCACGGAGGCAGACATACGACATGATCGAAAGTGACCTTAAGTCGTCTCTTTCCGCTATCACCGCAATGCCCGTTTTCCCCCTGTTATTACCGAAAGATGCACAGGAAGGTATCACCTTTCAGCGCATCAGCGACCCGCGTTATTCCGCCGGTATGGTCACCACTCATCTTATCGTGGCGCGTTTTCAGATAGGCATTCACGTACTGAATGACTACGAAAAAGCCCTGCTGCTGGATAAAGCAATCCGTGATGCCTGGGAACCGATCGTGCATGGTTACATCGGAAATCACCCGGTGCAGACGGTACAGCGCGGCGGATTGCAGCAGGGGAAAGAAGAGCTGACAAATAACACTGTCCGTTGGTCGGTAATGCGGGATTTTATTATCACTTATCCGGAGGATGCATCATGAGAACAACGGTTAAGGTTTCCGGCCTTGACGGGCTGGAAGCGGAGCTGATGAATCTCGGGGAAAAGCTGACATCCAAAATACTGCGCGATGCAGGCCGTGAGGCGATGAGCGTTGTTGCTGAGGATATGAAACAGCACGCCGGTTATGACAGCAGTCACGACGATGACCACATGCGGGACAGCATCAAAGTCAGAACCACTGACCGGATGAAGGATAAAAAATACATCACCCTTATGACCGTCCGCGTCGGCCCGTCAAAAGCGCACCACATGAAAGCGCAGGCTCAGGAATTCGGGACATCAAAACAAATCCCGCGTCCGTTTATACGCCCGGCGCTGGATTATCACCGTAAAGATATTTTAAACACCCTTGCCGCCGCCATACGCGCCGGTATTAATGAAAACCGTTAACCTGGAGAACTATTATGGCCGGAGAAAAATCCTCCCCGGAATACGCCATGTTGCCCGCCGGTACCATCGTAAAATTCGGTGAGGCCGGTGATACCGTCGACAAAATGAAAGCGCTGATTAACTGTAAAGCGCTGGGGGCTACCGGGCTTACCGGTGGTTTTATTGACTGCACCACCCTGAAAGATACCAACAAACAGTCGATTTCCGATCTGCCGGAAGGGCCTGAAAAATCACTCGGGTTTATTGATGATCCCGGCAATGCTGATTTCGCCGCGTTTCTTAATGCTGCCGAGCAGCGTAAGACCGTGCAGTTTTATTTTGCACTGCCGAACGGGCGTACAGCGACAATGATCCTCGCGTTGTCAGGCTGGGAAATGAACGACATCAGCGCCCCAGCCAGTGAGGTGATCCAGATTACCGTGAAAGGTAAGCAGAACAACATCACCTGGGGAACCACCACTGTCACACCACCAACAGGAGACGGAGAATAATGAATCTTAAATCAGCCCTGTTAAAACCGGATTCACACACGGAAAAACACACACTCTTCGGTACAGAAGTTTATCTGCGGCGTCTCACTGTCGGGGAGCTTGACCGCTACGAAAAAGAGCGCAAGGCCGCATTTGATGCCGGTGATTATTCCGGGGTCACCCTTGCGGGGGCCGGTCTGATTTTGTCAGCTATCTGTGATGAGAACGGAACCCCGATCAGTGCGGAAAATTTGCCGACGGCAGAAGAGCTTATTGATGCACACAGTAATCCTGTTTTTGTGGATGCGATGAATACCCTGCAAAAATATTGCTACGGTACCATTGAGGACGCGAAAAAAAACTGACGGACTCACCCCGCCTCTATCTGTTATTTCAGTTGGCAGACCGGTGGGGGGAACCTGACCCCCGGAAACTGGCTGACATGCCCGCCGATCTGCTCAATCACTGGCGGGCTTTTTTTATGCTGGAAGAGGAGGCTGCGGGTGAGGCCGGGGAAAACACAGTGGTACCAACGGTATCACCGGATATCAGCACGCAGTGCAATGATGTAATGAGGATCTTAAATGGCTGACGTTGCAAGTTTAGCGGTTGCGTTACACCTCAACGCAGCCAGTTTTAAGTCTGATGTGGAGGATGCCTATAACAGTGCATCCGCCAGCTCAAAAAAATTCACACAAAATATCGGCAGGGAGTCGGCTAAAACGGCCGAACAGATTTCTCAGGTTTCAACTGAGGCTCAGCGGGCAGGTAACAGTATTGCGCGAATGAGTAACACCGGAGCTAAAGGCGGGTTCGCACACTTACGGACATCGCTGACCAATATTTCATCCGGCGCGAATGTCGCCGGCTCATCTATTCTCAGTGCCTTTATTCCGGCACTGGAACGGGCCGCCAATGACGTTGATCGCCTTAAAATGTCTATGGGCGAGAAGCGGCAGATGGATATTGCTGCTGCAAATGACGCAGTAAAAGTCGCTGAAAGTCACATTAAACAGGCTAACAGCGCCAAAGAAGCAGCAATGCAGCAGATGAAAATGGGCCATAAAATGCGCGAGTCTGCCAGGTATCAGCGTGAACTGGCAATGGTGCAGAATGCCCATATGGAAAAAATGCGGGAAGTTAACCTCGCAAACGGTATGTCCGCCGATGCAATAGACAAGCAATACAGCAAAGAGCGGGCGATCAATGACAGAAAGATAGCGAATGCAAACGCCCTGGCAGAAAAAGCCAGGGATCGTCTCAGATCCGGCTCGGCAGCGCTGGCCGCTGCGGAAGCTGACGAGGCACTGGGTAAGCAAAAGCTGACAGCGGCGACCACGCAGTTGGCCGGTGCAAGTAAAGAGCTGACATTTGCACAGCGGGCATCAGCACAGGCAGGCGGCCTGCTGAAAAACACCTGGGCTATGCTGGGCGGAACACTCGGCATTGGTTTGATGGCCGCCGCCAGTGCTGCCACTTATCTGTATTCACAATACAAAGAAGCGGAAGAACGGCAAAAGGCGTTTAATGCCGCTATTCAGAAAGGCGGGGCGGGGCTGAATAATTCGGTATACCAGCTGCGCACACTGGCCAATCAGCTCGGCGGAACAGCAGAAGCATACAAAACAGTGACGGCGGCAGCGACTGCCGGTTTTTCAGGCTCTATGCTGCGTGAAGTGTCTGAATTCGGCGTGCAGCTGGAAAAATCCGGCGGCAGCGCCGATCTCCTGATCACTAAGTTATCATCTATTAACGAGCAGCCGTTGCAGAGCCTGCGCCAGCTTATCAATGAAGGTCTGGTTTTTGACGAGGCCACTATAAACCGGATTGCGCTGCTTGAACGTCAGGGGGATGTTGAAGGGGCAAAAGAGCTGGCCAGAAAAAGCGCCCTGAATGCCACAAAGACACTGAATGAAGAACAGACCAGGGTCAATGCCATTCATGAGAAAGGCGTTAAGGATATTGAAGATCGCTATCGTTCACTGACCAGTTTCATGTCTGAATCCTCTTACGCCGCAGCACAGGTGCAGACCTCTGCTATGAATGCCATGATCCAGGAAAAACTGGTATGGCAGATTGGTGCAACAATAAAAGGGATGCAGCAGGAGCAGCAGCAAAAGGAGCAGATAAAAAACACGCGTGAGCAGTTAGATGCGCAGTTGCAGTTAAACTCGGCGTATAAAGCGGGTGCTGATAAGCATGCGGAAAAACTGAAACTGCAGAATGCCGCCCGTGAGCAGCTGAAATCCGGTCAGATGGATGCAAAGCAGTTTGAGCAGACAATGAAGGGGATCGACAGCCTTTACAGTTCGCTGGATAAGAAGGGACGCGGCGGCAGCGGTATTCCGGAGGGGCAGCGCCGTGCGCAGCAGCTGATGGAACAAACCGCCACACTCAGGGCACAGCTTGCTGAAAATGAAAAGCTGACCGCATCTTGTGGGGAGGTGATCAATATTGCACTATTTAAAAGGGAGCTATGTTAGGCTGAACGCCTTGATTTTACTGCTTTGGCGGGGAGTTATACGATTCTGCACTGATGAGCATTAATTGATTTATTTTATGTTTTTTTGCATTCTATTCTGCACTCAAGTGATCATCTTTTAGGGGCGTTTAAACGATATTTAAAGGACGATTGAACAGGCATCCAATCATCCCACTTTTTGGTGATCTTCTTCCTGGCTTAAATGACCAGTCTCATCGGTATTTTTCTTCTCTTCAATACGGCGCAAAATCTCTTGGTCTAGTGATTCATCACCAGCCATTGCAAGCCTAATGGCTTGTTTCAGTGTTGGTCTTATGTGCATGGCATCAATAGCATCCATAGCCTCACTATGTTCAATGTAATCCACGTGATTTATTTTGAATGCGTTCAGTACGCCATGTCTGTGAATTGCACGCATTATACTTTCGGCTTCTCCTGATGATAATGAATCATAGATCATCATCCACGCCTGCCTCGCATCTTCTCTACGCTCTTCATTTTTGGCTGTTTCAGTAGCGCTACTTTGTCCTTTTACTAGCCAATCAACAGACACGTTTTCTATATTTGATATGGTATTTAATACACTTAACGTTGGTTCAGTACCTCTGTTCAGATAGTTATTTAATGTGGAAACAGATAAGTTCCAGTCTCTTGCTGCTCCCCTGACACTTCGGTCACCAATCAATGCTTTCAGCCTGTCTTTAAATGTTGCTTTTGTTACGTCCGGAAAAGAAACGCTGTCATTTTTTTTACTATTCATTTGCTATTCTCGTAACTATTTGATTTGTAATTTAAAGTTCAATTGAACCCAAATTAAACTCAAATATACAAAAGAAACTCAATTTCTTTCTTTACATGGGTTCAATATGGATCAATACTGTATCTGCACGGATAACCCACGCGGATTATCCGCAGGGGTAATTTTTAAGGGTAAACGAAATATGGATAGAAATGAAGTAAGTCATGCTGACTGGCATCGTATCGATATTGTTGCTGCTCTTCACAAAGAAGGCGTCACGATGCGTGACCTGTCAACGCAGGCTGGTTTAAAACCAGACACGTTAAAGAATGCACTGGCGCGTTCTTATCCAAAAGGTGAGCGCATTATTGCTGATGCGCTTGGCATTCAGCCTCAGGAAATATGGCCAAGCCGTTACCTGAGCAGAGTATTAGGGTGATCGGTATGTTCCTGACTGCTAATGAACTGGTTGGAATCCCGGGATTACCGGGCACGGTTCAGGGGATACGAAATCGTCTGAATAAGTTGTCAGGCGATCACCCTGAATTAATTCGTAAGCGTACCGGCACAAAAGCCTTTGAGTATCACATCGATTGTTTGCCGGAAGCTGCTCAGGACGCGGTGAAACAGCGTCATTTTAATGCGGTTCTGGAGCAGAAAAAGACAGAAAAACCGCTGGAAAATCCCGTTGCTGTTACTGCGGTAAAGCCCGGCGAAGAACTCGCTCTGATGCGTCAGTGTCCGGCCCTGCTGGAGCGGGAAGTTTCCGGACTGACAGAAGAACAGAAAGCAGTTGCTGATGCACGGGCGGCTCTGGCTATGGAAGTGCTGTCACTGGTTGCGGCCGGTGATACCCGTACCGGTGCGGTGACCCGGATTTCAGAACAGTCACGCAAAGGTGTGCTGCCGGAGCATCTGCAGCGTTCCGCAGACAATGCTAATGCACGCAAGGGTAAATCACGCCGGGGTGTAAGTCCGCGTTCTCTGCAGGAATGGGTATCGCTTTATCAGAGTACCAATTCAGGGGAAGAGCGTCTGGCATTGCTGGCTCCCGGTCATCACAAAGAAACACGTCCTGAACAGGTGGCATGGTTTCCGGGGTTTCTGGCGCATTACCGCAATGTGAACGGGCCGTCACTGATTGCCGCTTACCGTTCATTTTCAGATGAATGGGATGAGCAGTATGCCGATCAGCCTGCCATGATGAGTGCGAAACCCTCTTATGACGCGGTGCGCCGCCTGATGGTGAAACTGCCGAAACGTGAGCGTGCAAAAGGCCGTGTAACCGGTTCGGAAGCACGGGCACTGGAAACCTATCAGAAGCGTGACTGGTCACAGATGCCGGTAAACGGATGTTGGGTCAGTGATGGTAAATCTATGAACCTGAAGGTGGCACACCCTATTCACGGCCGTCCGTTCACTCCCGAACTGACAATGGTGATAGATGGCCGTACCCGCTTTGTTGTGGGCTGGAGTCTGGATTTGGCGGAAAACGTCATTGCTGTTGCATCCGCTTACCGGCACGCCATGCAGCATCACGGTAAGCCATTATTTGTGTATTCGGATAATGGTGGTGGTGAAAAGAACAAAACGCTGGATGCGGAAATCACCGGTATTTTTCCGCGTCTCGGTATCCGGCACATGACCGGTATTCCGGGGAACCCGCAGGCACGCGGGATTATCGAACGGCTTAACGGGGTGATCCCTCTGCGTATCGCTCAGGGGTTCGCAACCTTTAACGGCCGTGGAGCCGACCGTGAACATGCGCGGATAACCAGCCGCCGTATTAATTCAGCGGTTAATGCACTGGAGAATAATAAGGGGCTTAATCCGGTGCAGAAAAGTGCTCTTGCAAAACTGCCGTCATGGGCACAACTGCTGGATGCCATCGAAGATGAGATCCACAAATACAATTATACCCATGAACACAGTGAGTTACCGAAGCAGAACGGCCGTCATATGACACCTGCAGCATACCGTCAGGCCGTTCTGGCCGCAGAAGGTGATGAGATTGAGTACCTGACAGAGATTGAGCTGCGGGAAATGTTCATGCCGGAAGTTAAGCGCGTGGCTCAGCGTGGCTGGATTGAGTTCAACAACAACCAGTATTTTGCGGAGGATTTAATCCTGGTCGATGGTGAGGAGGTCCGCGTGGCGTATGACATTCATGATGCCGGTGAAGTCATTATCCGTAAGCAGGACGGATCATACGTCTGCAAAGCGGTATGGAACGGTAACAAAGTTGCCGCCGTACCGACAACACAGATGGACAAAGCGGTTGAAGACCGCCGCAAACGTCGTATGTCACTGGTTGAAAGTAAAATGCGCGAAATTGAGGCAGAAGCCCGCCCGGTACTCACCGGAAAAACCGTGCCTGATTTCGGCAGTTATATCAGTGAGCCGGTGGCCGTTCCGGCCGGAGGCAAGCCGACAACATTCTTACAGGTCGAGTATGAACACCTGAATGCCAGACAGGCCGGAAACCAATAACAGGAGAATATGATTATGTCATTAGTGACTGAATTATCTGAATTACTCGCAGCAAAAGGCTGGTCTCAGGCTCAGGCATCACGCGGTGTTGGTGTCAGTACCGCTGTGATTAACCAGTATCTGCAGGGCAAATACAACGGTGATGTGAAAGGCGTTGAGGAAAAAGTCCGTCAGTTTATTCAGCGTGAACATGACCGCGCCAAAGCCCGCAATATCAAGCCTGTCTATGTTGCGACATATATGGCTAAAAAAGGTATGGAAGTCATCAAAATGGCGCATCTGGATGGGGATATCAACGTGATCTACGGTGATGCCGGTATGGGTAAAACCATGATTATGAGCCGGTACGCCACTGAAAACCTGAGTGCTGTTCTGATTGAGGCAGACCCGGGGTATACCGCCCGTGTGGTACTTGAAGAACTGTGCAATAAACTCGGACTGGCTAAGCGCGGAAACATGCACGAACTGAGTGAGGCGATCATCCAGGCACTGCGTGACTCCGGGAAAGTCATTCTGGTCGATGAGGCTGAAAACCTACCTTATCGTGCCCTTGAAACGTTACGCCGCATTCATGATAAGTCCGGTGTCGGTATCGTTCTGGCAGGTATGCCGCGTCTTATCCTGAACCTGAAAGGTAAGCGCGGGGAGTATAAGCAGCTGTACAGCCGTGTCGGCTTTGCCCTGCGTATGGGGGATGCGTTACCGGAAGAGGATATCCGGCAGATCATCACTGAACTGCTGCCGGAAATTGAGGACGAAGCCGTTTTCTCTGAGTTATTCAAAGTGTGCAAAGGTAATGCCCGGCGGCTGTTTAAGTTACTGCGTGGTGTGTCACGCGGCAGTCAGATTAACCAGCGTCCTGTTGATGTGGCGATGGTGACCGGGTTCTCTGAAATGCTGATTAATTAGTGAGGCTGATGATGAATATCAAAATTACTCCGTCCAATCAGGGTGTTTTAAAAACACTGATTCAGGTGGAATCTGTTGTAAAAAGCCTGGGTGATCGTGGTGTGACAGTGCTGGGTGTGTCAACCGGCAATGATAAACCCCGTATCAAAATAGCGCGTCATGCGTACTGTGATCAGCTTATCCGTTCCGGTAAAGCCTGTTATCTGCAGTTCGGTAACAGTCGTCACGGTTACTACAAACAAGGCAGCTTTACTCAGGATGGCTGCCGTGTGTTCTGGTCTGAATCAATTTATTAAGGGTGAAGTTATGTCTGTAAAAATTACGATTCTTATCACGGAAAAAAAAGGTGGCGGCATCCGTTTTGAGGCAGAAGCCGCAGGGGAACAGTCAACCGGTAAGGAGTTACGTATTGCTGAAGATTTAAAAGATAAATTAATTCGTTTGCTGAAAGATTCTCAACCATCAACAAAAAAAGGAACACAACATGTCCATTAATCAAAAACAGTTTACTCAGCATGAAGTCCCGGCCGGTTACTGGCGTGATGCCAAACGGGGTTTGACCCCTGTTGATTTACTTAAAGAGATCGACATTCAACGTGATGCGCTTGTGGGGGACCTGGTTGTCCAGGCTATTCAGATTAATGAATTGCTGCGTCAGTTTAAGATTGCTGCGTTCGGGGACATCGAAGCCTTCATTGCATTGTCAGCTGAGCAGTACGGTATCAGTGTTGGTGGTAAAAAAGGCAATGTAACCCTGTTTTGTTTTGACGGCCGTTACAAAATTCAGCGTGCTATTCAGGACAGAATTGCCTTTGATGAGCGTTTACAGGCGGCTAAAGCACTGATTGATGAGTGTTTAAAAGACTGGGTTCAGGGAGCACGACCGGAGATCCACTCCATCATTGACCAGGCATTTGCAGTGGACAAAGAAGGTAACATCAATACCGGTGCTGTACTCTCTCTGCGCCGCCTGAATATTGAGGATGCCCGCTGGATAAAAGCGATGGAGGCCATCGGTGAAGCGGTGCAGGTTGTAGGCAGTCGCCAGTACGTCCGTATTTATGAACGGGTCGGCGACAGTGACCAGTATGTGCCGATTTCTCTTGATATCTCGGGGGTGTGATATGTCATTTAAAAATATCACCACTAATGCCGCACAGGCTGAACGCGACGGCCATTACAAGGAAGCCGGACGGCTTTGGATTGAAGCCTCATTCCTTGCGAAAAAAACGGATAATCAGCAGTGGGCGAAACGTCGGGCTGAGTTTTGTGCCAAAGCAGCAGGAGGCCGTTATGTCCCGGTTGTCTGCGAAGCAGTTTAATGAGCGCTATCCGGTGGGGTCTTATTTTATCTATCAGCCGAACCGTATTTTACGCGGCGGGCCGCCAGCCAGAACATTAAGCCGGGCCAAAGATGAAGATAACCGGACTATTGTGGAAATCGATATTGAGCCTTATTACACCGATATTGATTCATTAAACTGCTGAATAACGTAACTCACTAAAAAACAATCACTTTTAAATTCAGGCGTAAACCCGTCAGGTCACCCTTACGCCTGAATCCTGATAACGAGGTATTTATGAACACCGGTAAAATCGATTTGGCGTTATTAAAACAGGAAATTACTGACTGGCACGATGTTGCAAAAGAAGGTTGCAACCTGCTGGTAGCACATGCAGACAAGCCGATTAATATTCCGGAAATGGGCCGGACAATACAGTTTGAAACCAAAGCAGAACAGCGGGCTTTCAAACTGGGGGTAATTATTGCTCAGTCGCAATTTTCAACATTACCGTTTGACTCTGAGGATTGTGGTCATGAATAAGATTGAACAATACCGCCTGATTGTATCTATTTTAACTGAAATCGGAGGTCAGAGTCCCGGTATTCAGGTCAGCCAAAAACAGTTGGCTGCGGTCACTGCCGCCGCTGATTCTGTCTGCGCGGCCTTTAATGAGCCGGATATGTGCGACAGCTGCAGTGACAAACTGCGCGGTGGTTGCCTGCCTACCTGTGCGGCTTACAGCAAGGAGGATAATCATGCGTAAATACTGGTGCCCTGTATGTGAAAAGCCAATTCCTGCTGACCAACTGGCTGTGAATGTAGGTGACAAAGTCAATATTACTATCAAGTACACCAAAATAACCCCGTCCCGTACTACTGTGCGGGTTGTTAGCCGGGTCGGTAAAGTAACTGATATTAAAGATGATATCGCTGCCGTCACTTATCGCGGCAAGGTTTACCGAGTACATACCAGAGAGTTGATTCCTGCCGGTGCTCCCAGCGGGATTGCCCGCGCCGTGTTTGGTGAGTGTGAATGTGGTTCGCTGCCGGAGGGTGCTACTGATGATTAGCTTTCTGTGTTTTGTTGCCGGTGTTATCACCGGCTTTGCCGGAGCCGCATGGTATCAGCGGCGCAGTGCTGCGGAAGACCGTCAGCGTCCTGAAAACCAGAAATACGACTGATACGGGAGCAGTGTTATGTCAATCACTAAAGAGCAGTGGGCCGGGATTGAGGAGTCGTTAAAAGCCCATTACGTGGTCATTAAATTTCAGTATCAGGATACTGAGATTGCCGTTACCCGGGTCAGTGTAAGTGAAGGAAGAACGAAGTTAGCGGTCTATTTTAACGGAAAGATTGGTGCCGCATGGGGTATTCCTGACAGCGAGCACTTTAACCCGCTGTGTGAGCTATTCTGGAGAAAGCGAACCAAATCTCTCTACTCACCGGTACAAATTAAGGCTCTGGAGAAAGCGTACGGGAAGCGTGCAGTTAAACGTGAAATACCTGATTTGTACACAAAATACACGTATTACAGGCCACATTTTGATAAAGCCTCAGTGTTGGTTCGCCAGTTCCGGCGCATCAAGGGGCTGACCGTTGAACCACCGAAAGAATGGGTAACACTCCGTGGCTGATAAATCACTGAAACCCTGCCCGCTGTGCGGATGCAGGGATATCACAATACACTGCCCCAGCAGTCACGGGCTGACCCTTTACGGGGTTGCCTGTGACGGATGCGGATTAAGAATCAAACGCTTTGATAAATTGGAAGCGGTTGCCGCCTGGAATCTGAGATACAACCAGGAACAGAAGGACTTTTGATTATGAAAAAATGCGAATCCAACGGAACAAAGTACGCGAACTACCTGTGTGACTTCATGCGCAAAAGGGCGAAAAGCAAATCACCTACCGGCAAGACCAAAGGTATTTACAAATACACCGCCATCAACACGATGACCGGCGATAGTCTGGGCGAGGCTGTTTATTACGACGAAGGTAATGGTAGTCGAATTCATATCAATTTCTGCCCGTTTTGCGGCGGTAAGTTACATAGCGTTGATATTGGTGAGTGAGGATAAAAATTATGTTAACGCCTAATGCTAAAAAGCTGGTCGGTATTATCAAAGCCGCCCAGCAGTATCTAAAAATGGATGATGAGACTTACCGTAGTGTTCTGGTTCGTCTGACAGGTAAAGACTCTGCCACCAAACTGACACTGGATGAGTTGGGGATTGTCCGTGATTACTTCCATGCTCAGGGTTATCCCCGCCGCAGCCCGAAGAAATACGGCCGTAAGCCGAATGTTCCGGTGTCAAAAAAATCGGTTCTGAGCAAAATTGAGGCGCTGCTTGCTGATGCGGGCCGTCCGTGGGAATACGCGGAATCGATGGCAGAACGTATGTTTAACCGTCAGAAAATCGACTGGCTCGATCATGATGAACTGGTAAAGCTGATGCAGGCACTGGCGGTTGATCAGAAACGACGGAGAGCAAAAGCATGACAGACCTAGAAAAAGTTGAACATCTGTTGCCGGATACGTTGCGTCAGATTGCTGCCTTAATCGGCTATCCGGCAACACTGAAACTGATTGATGCGTTCGGCGGCACGACGTTCACTTTTGTGAAAGGTCTTCATCCGGCCGGACTGAAACGGCTTGAGCAGTTATCGTGCATCGTCGGCAGGGATGCCGCCGATGTGCTCAATGCGCATTTCGCCGGGACAGAGGTGTATATCCCCAATGCAGCAGCGGCAATGCGTGAGGTGCGGAATCAGCGGTTTATGCACGATATCTGTGCATTATCTGAACAAGGGTTATCCACTGTAAAAGCAGTGGCAAAACTGTGCCCTGAGTACGGTTTCAGTGATCGGCATGCGTGGGACTTGTTATCCCGCTACAAACAATCTGGTATCCTTGACTCAGAACAACAGAGTTTATTTTGAGGTTAATGATGAAAAGATATCTATTGAGTCTTATCCTGGCATTTACCGCCACAGGTGCAATGGCGGTTGACGGGTACAAGGAGGTTAAATTTGGTTCATCATTTGAAGCTATGAGATCCGCAGGACTGTGTGATTTCCAAATTGCCAGCAAGCAGCCCGAGCATAAAAATATAGTTATGTACAATTGCCTTGATTTTCAATTCGATGGTAACCATACAATGGCCGCAGCCTCTTTCATTGGTGGCAAGTTCGGAAAATTGCAAATTATGGTTGATTCACCAGTCAATTCTGTCCTTGAGGCACTGTATAAAAAATATGGTGCTCCATCATCTTCTTCTACAGAAGAAGAGATGCAAAATGCAATAATTACAGGCAACCCTATATATGTTCGCTTTGATAAAGATACCGTTATTCTGAAGGTAGAAAGAGTGAATAAAATAGATTTAGTATCATTAAACTATGTGTCTCCTGATTTTGAACTATCCGTTAAAGAAAAAACTCAAAAAATCACAGATGATATCTAACCACTGAACCCCTTCAACACGCCATCATTTCATAAACCTGAAATACTGAACACCTTCCGCATCGGGAGGTGTTTTTATTTCGGGGGAACGATGAATAACACTGTCAGCCAGCACGAACTGGCGCAACTGGAATCTCTGCTGCCGGAGTCAGCCCATCAGCTGATTGGGGTGATCGGTTATGCCGCTACCGCGAAACTGATTACCCACCTCGGCGGTGTCACCTTATCTGCCCGTCAGGGTAAAGCCGTGGCCCGTAATAATGCGGCATTTGAGAAACTGACATCATTGTTAACGGATGAGGAATATAAAAAACTGCTGGCCTGTATGGGCGGCACACCGTTCTATATCCCGCGTTGTGACCGGGCGCTCATAAAATTACGCAATGCCCGCTTTATTGCGGAATTAAAAGAAATGACCCTGCAGGGGAATTCCTGTCGTTCCGCACTAACCGTTCTGTGTCCTAAATACGGTTTTGCTGATCGTTTTGCCTGGCGGCTGCTGAGTGAACATAATGCGGCGTCAGAAACGCAGCAGGACAGTTTATTTGATTGATTATTCCGTTCTGTCTGTGCAACACTGATCTCCCGTTGCGGGGTTTTTAAATGATGTGCTGAACCCCGCCAACTCCCCCGCAAACATCCCCGTTCCTATACTGAAATCCCTTAAAAATTACATTGTTAATTATTCAGTAAGGACATTGCTATGCCTGACACTATCACGCTTACCCCTGAACAAATCCGCGCTCTGGCCGACTTCGCCGCACAGGAAGGTCAGCCGTCCTACACCATCACCACCGGTATTATTCCGGCTTTTGACGACCAGCCTGAATATCAGGGGCTGATAGCGTTCTCCGGTTCAGAAGAACACGGTGTGTTGCAGCTGGATTAACCGGCCATCCTCATGCGGAGGTAATGATGAGTACCGCACCTATTTATTTCGGACAAAAACAACAAGGTAGTCACATGGGTGGTTTTTTCAGTGACATGTATGAGCGTGCCACTTACTGGCTTGCCGGTATCGGTTTTGTTTTCAGCGGTCTGTCGTTGTACGCATGGGGATTTTTAATCGGTGTATTCATTAACTCTGTCTTCTTACTTCTGAATTACCTCCTGAATAAACGGGAGCAGCAGAAGCGCACACGTCTGCTGGAAATGAGCGTGCAGCACCTGATTGATCATCCTGCGGATGAAAGCGCGAAAGAAGCTGTCGCCACGCTCGTCAGGGCATCATCCCGTTCCCCGAAGGATTTATAAGATGAGTATCAGACGGGGTTTTCTGACTGCTGCTGTGGTGGCTCTGATTGCCGGAGGTGCCAGCGAGTATGACATTCTTGACCAGTTCCTGAATGAAAAAGAAGGTAATTTCACCACCGCATACCGTGACGGCGGCGGTATCTGGACGGTCTGCCGGGGTGTGACCCGTATTGACGGCCGCGCGGTAAAACCCGGAGAGAAACTGACGCAGGCGCAATGTGACCGGCTGAATGCCGCTGAGCGTGACAAGGCGGTTGCCTGGGTAAAACGTAACGTGAATGTGCCGTTAACCGCTCCCCAGATTGCCGGGATAGCCTCTTTTTGTCCTTACAATATCGGTCCCGGAAAATGCTTTTCATCCACGTTTTATAAAAAACTGAATGCGGGAAATATTGCCGGTGCCTGCAAAGAGATCCCCCGCTGGATTTTCGACGGCGGCAAAGACTGCCGCATCCGTTCCAACAACTGTTACGGGCAGGTGTTGCGTCGTGAGCAGGAAGCTGAACTGTTGTGCTGGGAGCTGAGCAAATGACAATACCGTTACGTTCAGAACTGTTACGTGGTGCCGGGTGGCCGCTCATTATCGGGGCTTTCCTGATTTTTATCGCCGGTTCGGCATCGGCGTATCTGGTGATGAAGAACACCTTTGACCGTGATATTTCACAGCTGAAAGAAAGTCATACCAAAGACCTGAAAGTCGTGTCAGACAGAGCACAGGAAGACACACAGAAGGCATTAAACCGCCTGTCTGAATCTCAGCGGCAGGTTCAGGCGCTGGATAAGACCTATACGGAGAAGTTACGTAATGAGGAAATCATTAATCAGCGGCTGCGTGCTGATCTTGCTTCAGGTAACCGCCGGTTGCAGTTCGCCCGTGCCGACCTTGCAACCTGTCAGCTCACCGCAGGCAACCATCGCACCACCGCCGGAATGGATGATGCAGCCGCCGTCCGACTCTCTGGAGAAGCTGGACTCATTATTCACGATATCCGCACCGGTATCCTTTCCGACAGAACAAAACTGAGCGGGTTACAGGATTATGTGCGTGATGTGGTTCGTGAGTGCAGACGGGAGACAGTGCAATGAAACGCTCCCGGCATAATGCCTGTGGTTACACCCTGCTGCTGACAGCCGTGGCTGTTGTGCTGGCTGTGTTTTTTATCTTTCTGATTCTGCCCGGTCTGACCGGTCTGCGTTGTGCAAAGTATGCCGCCGTGACCGGACATCCGGCAGAACAGACCGGTGTCATCTGCCGCCGTACTGATACGGGGGAATTTATTAATACGTTCAATAACAAGGAAATCAGTCATGAAAAAACGCACCCGTAACAGTAGAAAGAGTGACGTTTTAATCAGCGTTAAAGGCCATTTAAACCGCATTGAAACGCAGATGGATTCGCTGAGTGATCAGATGGATGCCATCCGTCAGGATGCGACACAGGGAGCCATGCGCCGTGGCGCAGTTGCCGGTGCCGTATCCGGCGGTATTACTGCCTGTCTGGTGACCACCGCCATGATGCTGCTGCGTGCGAAGATGGGACTGTAACGATGGCGTTTCCGCAGGAGACCCGCGACAAGCTGCGCCGCGCTTATATCTTCAGCCAGATGTCGCTGGAGGTGGCTGCTGCTCAGGCCGGGGTTTCGTTCGTGACTGCCCGGCGCTGGAAGAAAGAGGCGCAGGATAAGAATGACGACTGGGATAAAATGCGCGCGGCTCACATGCTGGCCGGTGGTGGTGTTGAGGATGCCGGACGTGCGGTGCTGATGAGTCTGGTTGTTCAGTGTCAGACGGTTACTGAGCAGATAAACACGAACCCGGATATCGCACCGGGTGCCCGGGTGGATATGCTTGCCAGTCTGGCAGATGCCTTTAATAAAGCGGTATCAGCCAGCAAAAAGATATTGCCGGAAACCGATAAGCTTGCCACGGCTATTGATGTGATCCAGCGGCTGGGACAGTTCATCAGTGATAAATACCCTCAGCATAACGTGGTGTTTGTTGAGATTCTGGAATCCTTTGCCGGTGTGCTGGAACGGGAATACGGTTAAAAATGTCTAAAAAGGTTTCACTCAAAGAGTTCAAAGCCTCCCTGCAGGAATACATTGCCGGTCTGCGTCAGACCATTGAGGCGGAGTGTCTCGGCTTTGATGCAGATCCGGCAGCGGCTGATGCCCGCCGTCTGCAGGTGAGTGATGCGGATGACGGCTACAGCTTTTTTGTGGAAACCTACTTCCCGCATTATGTCCGCCATCATTCCCGCAGCCAGCTGCATGATTACCTGTTTTCCCGTCTGCCGAAAATTGTCGCCAGTACGGCCGCTGAAAGTGATGCGATAGCCGCGCCGCGCGGTGAGGCAAAATCCACGCTGGTCAGTCAGCTCTTTGTGCTGTGGTGCATTATCCGGGGGATTAAAAAGTACCCGGTCATCATTATGGACAGTATCGACCAGGCCTATCCGATGCTGGAAGCCATCAAAGCCGAACTGGAATATAACCCGCGTCTGAAGAACGATTATCCGGATATCTGCGGTCAGGGCCGCACCTGGCAGATGGGCACCATCGTCACCCGTAATAATATCAAAGTGACGGTGGCGGGCAGCGGTAAAAAACTGCGTGGTCTGCGTCACGGCCCGTACCGTCCTGATTTGGTGGTGCTCGATGATATCGAGAACGATGAGATGGTGCGTAATCCGGAACAGCGGGACAAGCTGCACACCTGGCTTAAAAAGACCGTGATGCCTCTCGGTGAGGCCGGGGGTAAAACCGATATTGTCTACATCGGGACTATCCTGCATTACGACTCGGTACTTTCCCGTACCCTGAATAATGCTATGTGGCGCACTGTCCGCTTTAAAGCCATTCTGCAATGGCCGGTCAATATGAAACTGTGGGATGAGTGGGAAACCCTTATCCATAACAGACAGCCGGATGAGGCTGAGCGTTTCTATACGGAAAATGAAGCGGCCATGTCTGAGGGGGCCATTGTGTCATGGGCTGCCCGCCCGCTGCTGGCACTGATGAAAATCCGCGCCCGTGACGGTCACGACACCTTTGATTCCGAGTACCAGAACGACCCGGTCAGCGGTGAGGATGCGATTTTCGCCAACAGTATTATCTTCTGGTCTAACCATCTGGCTGACTGGATTTACTACGGAGCCTGTGACCCCAGCCTCGGCAGACTCAGCAAAGGCCGTGACCCGTCCGCGCTTCTGGTCGGCGGCTTTAACCGGATGACCGGTATTCTGGATGTGGTTGAGGCGGATATCCGCCGCCGTCTGCCAGACAAAATTATTGAGGATGTGATCCGCTATCAGCGTGAATACGGGTGTCTGGTCTGGGCATTTGAGTCCGTCCAGTTTCAGGAGTTCCTGCGCACGGAGCTGGTGAAACGCTCTGCTCAGCAGGGTATTCCGGTTCCGGCCATTCCGGTTATCCCGCACACCGATAAAGCGCTGCGGATTGAATCCCTGCAGCCGCACATGGTCAACGGGCTGATCCGTCTTCACCCGACACAGCACACCCTGATTGACCAGCTGCGTCATTTCCCGAAAGCCGATCATGATGACGGCCCGGACTGTTTACACATGTTGTGGTCACTTGCCGCCTCACGCGCGGGCAGCACCGACATCCGCAGCCGCTCTGTGCGTGACGGCGGAAAACGCTTTGGTGCAGGTGCCTGGTAAGGATTAAGAAATGCCGAAAATAGTTGATATCCACGGAAACCCGATCGAACGGGAAGTATTAAAAAGCCCGCAGACAGGCAAAATAGCGCAGATGCAGCGTATCTATCCGGAGCATCCGTCACGCGGGCTGACCATCCGCAAGCTGCCGCGCATTCTGCAGGCCGCTGAACGGGGTGACCTGAGTGCGCAGGCGTGCCTGTTCTCAGACATGGTTGAGCGTGACGGTCATATTTTTGCCGAAATGGAAAAACGGAAGAATGTTCTGCTCACGCTGGACTGGTCAGTTGAACCGCCGAAGAGTGCCACCGCACAGGAACGGGATATGACAGCAAAAGTCCAGGAGTGGTTTGATGCCATGCCGGGCATTGAGGACATCATCCTCAATGGTATGGAAGCGGTCGGTCACGGGTTTTCCTGTCAGGAAATTGAGTGGGAACTGATTGAAAAGGTCTGGCTGCCGAAGGCACTTAACCTGCGTCCGCATTACTGGTTCCGCACACTGCCGGAAAAACGGGACGAAATCCGCCTCAATGATGATCAGTTTGAGGGTTCCCCGTTGTGGCCGTTCGGCTGGCTGGTGCATAAGCATAACGCCCGCAGCGGTTTCATTGCGACCAGCGGCCTGTTCCGTGTGCTGGTGTGGCCGTATCTGTTTAAAAACTTCTCCCTGCGTGACCTTGCGGAGTTCCTTGAGATTTACGGCCTTCCGGCCCGTATCGCCACCTATGCACAGGGCACATCAGATGCGGATATCGACAAGCTGCTGTATCAGCTGGTGAACCTCGGACATGATGCGGTGGCCGCTATCCCGCAGGGGAATGACATCAAGTTTGAATCTGCTGCCGGTGGCGGCCCGGATCCGTTTATGGCGATGATTAACTGGGCGGAGCGTACCCAGTCAAAAATTATCCTGGGCGGCACCCTGACCACGCAGGCAGACGGTAAAACCTCCACCAATGCACTGGGTAATGTGCATAACGAAGTCCGCCACGACCTGATGACAGCGGATGCCCGTCAGATTGAGAACATGTTCCGCAGTCTCATTCAGATGGTGCTGGCACTGAACGGTCATGCGGATGTCAACCCGCGCCGGTTACCGCAGTTTGTGTTTGATACCAGTGAGACCGTGGAGCTGGCACCGTTCGCACAGGCCGTATCAACGCTGGTGAATGAGGCCGGAATGACCGGTATTCCGGTGTCATGGGTCAATAAAAAAGCCGGTATCCCGCAGGCAAAAGATGATGAGCCGGTATTATCCCCCCGTCCTCAGATGCCGCTGCTGACCCCGCTGAGTAACGGACTGTCACGTCACGGACTGGCGGTACTGTCGAAGACCACGGAATCAGCGGATGCTGACCCGGCGCAGATAAAGCTGGATAACGCACCACCGCTGTCTGACCCGGTCAGTGAGGCCATGAATCAGTTACTGGCACCGATGGTGACGGCTCTGCGGGCCGGACACAGTGCGGATGAGGCGATGAATCTGGTCGCGGCCGGTTATCCGCTGCTGGATGATAATGCGCTCAGGGAGCTGCTGGAGCGGGCAATTTTTGTATCCGAAGTCTGGGGGCGTATTCATGCCGGGTCGTGAGACGGTTGATCTGCGCTATGCCATCGGTCTGCCCCCGGCGGAGGCGATAGCCTACTTTGAGAGCAAAGGCTACGCCATCGGGTTTAATTACCACGATGTTGAGGCGCAGGCTCATGCAAAGGCGTTTACCGTAGCCGGCGTGCTGAAGCTGGACGTGCTGCAGGATATCCGGCAGGCACTGACCGAATCTCTTAAAAACGGGGAAACATACCGGGACTTTGAACGCCGGTTAACCCCGTTACTGGAGCAGAAAGGGTGGCTCGGTAAAGGTCTGGTGGCTGACCCGGACACCGGCGAACTGCACGGTAAACGGCTCACGCCCCGCCGCCTGAATACCATCTTTCAGACCAATATGCAGTCTTCCTACATGGCCGGGCGCTATAAGCAGCAGATGGAGAACACGGACGACCGGCCATATCTGGAGCGGGTCGGTGTCATGGATAATCATATCCGTCCGGCACATGCGGCCCTGAACGGGTTTATTGCCCGGTATGATGATCCTATCTGGTCGGTCATTTACCCGCCGGACGGTTACCATTGCCGCTGCCGTGTCCGTGCCCGCAGTGAGGCGGATGTGGAACGGCTGGGGCTGACTGTGCAGTCAACGGAGCACACCCGCGTTGAGGTGGAGCAGGAATACGGCGTACCGGGAAAAACCCGCACGGTGACCGGATTCCGGAACCCGAAAGACGGTCAGATTTATGTCCCTGATCCGGGATTCGGGTTTAATCCCGGGGAAGTCAGTTATCAGCCTGATCTGGAGCGGTATCATCCGGCAGCGGCCAGTCAGTATGTCACCGGCACACTGACCGGGCCGGACTTTGCACAGGGGTATCAGCGGGCTGTCGCAGCGCAACAGCCGTCACCGCAGCAGCGTTACCCGGTGGCCGCCCGTCCGGATACGGATGCGCAGCACACACAGCCGGTGTATGCTGATGCACCGACCCTGAAGCAGCTGGCTGAGCAGGATATCACGCAGGAAGATTACCTGTTCGTGCAGAATATTATCGAACAGCCGCAGAAGACCCGCCGTGATGATGACGGTACGGAATACTACGCGTCATTTTACCGGGGGCAGTGGTGGGTGGTGACTGTCCGTGATAACCGGCTGTCGGATGTGAAAGCACAGGCGGTGTTCTGATGTACAGCATTAAAATCAATACTGACGCCTTTGAGGCCGCACTGGATAAGCTTGTCCGGGGGCTGGAAAGCCGTGAACCCCTGATGCGCCGCCTCGCCGGGCTGATGGCGGATGCGGTGGAGGAAAACTTTGAACAGGAGGGGCGTCCGAAATGGATGGGATGGAGTCCGTCAACCGCCCGCCGCCGTCGCGGTGGCCGCATCCTGCAACTCTCCGGCAGGCTGGCGGGCAGCATCGGTTCTTACAGTGACAATGACAGTGCCGTTGTGGGCACAAACGTGAAGTATGCCCGTATCCATCAGGAAGGCGGTGAAATCAGTATGCCCGCCCGCAGCCAGCAGACGTACTACCGCCGGAGGAAAGACGGCACTGTCGGTAACCGGTTTGTCCGTAAATCCCGCAGCAACTACAGTGAAACCCATTCTGTGGGGCCGTATAAGGTAAAAATTCCGGCCCGACCTTTTCTGCAGCTGGATGACTGGGATCAATACCGGATGACACTCACGATTGAGGACTATCTCACACAGTTAACCGGTGAATAATAAAAAACGCCTGTGCGCCGCGTTCTGCGCGATTTTAATTATTCACAATGCAATGTCACGGCATGATGTGATTAAAACGTTTTTAAACGGGGTTTAAATGCGTTACTGTTGACCCCTGATTATTACCCGCCGTCCTTTTCTTTTTCCGGCAGCAGCTTATGTGCTGAACCCCGCCAACTCACTTTCGCATATCGTGCCCGGTACACTGGGCGCATGAAAACACGTATCGCCGCTTTAACCACCGCTCTCAGCGGGGACAACACCAACGAAATCCAGCTTTTTCCGGCCGGAACATTCCGTGCGGAAGACGGCCGTCCGTCTGATGTGGCGCACTGGGTGATGAATGCCGCTATTGCGGCGGTGCTGACTGCACAGACAGCGGCACTCAGTACCCCGCTGGTGATTGATTATGAACACCAGACCCTGCGCTCAGTGAAAAACGGACAGCCTGCCCCTGCGGCAGGCTGGTTTAAGCAGCTTGAGTGGCGTGAGGGTGACGGACTGTATGCCACCGGCGTTGAATGGACAGAGAAAGCCGCAGCGGCCATCACGGCCCGTGAATACCGTTTTATCTCCCCCGTATTTTTGTATGACGACCAGGGTCAGGTGACCCAGCTGCTTCACGCGGCACTGACCAACACCCCCGCGCTGGACGGAATGAACGAGGTGCTGATTGCAGCCTCCCGTCATTTTGCCGCGCTCACCACCACACCGGAGGAACACACCGTGGATGATGAACTCATCAGTGAGCTGCTCAGTAATTTACGCTGGATGCTCAACCTGCCCGCCACCGCAACCGCTGAGGATATCAAAGCGGAACTGCAGAAAGCGATTGACATTATTTCCGGCGGTAAGGGAATGACGGTTGCCGCCGGGCAGAGTCTGACTGACCTGCTGAAAAACCAGACGCAGCAGATTGCCGACCTGTCCTCAAAAGCCTTTGACCCGGCAAAGTATGTCCCGGTTGAAGGGTATCTGGAACTGCAGGCAAAACTGAATGCAGAGCGACAGCACAGTCAGGAGCATCAGGTTGATGCACTGGTTCAGGCTGCGCTGTCTGACGGCCGTCTGATGCCGGCAATGGAAACCTGGGCGAAAGAGCTGGGCCGCAGCAATTTTGCCGCGTTGTCTCAGCATCTTGAGGCTGCTGTTCCGGTTGCCGCGCTGTCATCCACCCAGACCGGCGGTAAAGCGCCGTCCGGTGCGGCAAAAACGCAGGACGATCTGCAGTCTCCGGGTGGTGAGTTAAATGATGCCGCCCTGGCTGTCTGCAGTCAGTTCGGTATTTCCCCTGAAGAAATGGCTAAACAGCTCGGAGGTCAGTAATGGATCGCAATACCGCTCACCGTCCCGGTGAACTTTTTCCCGTACCGGTTGCGGCCGGTGCCCGTATTTACGGCGGACATGTTGTCTGCGCTGATGCGTCCGGTTTTGCCGTACCCGGTGCCACCGGTCTGACTGTGCTGGGTGTGGCTGATGATTTTGCGGATAACCGCGACGGGGAACAGGGTGCTGTCCTTGTCATGGTCCGCCGTGGTCTGGCTTTTCATCTCGGCAATGACCCGGCCAAGCCGGTCACACAGGCCCATACCGGGAAATTGTGCGACCTGAAAGACAGCACCACCGTCTGTGCGGCTGCGGAAGACAGCACCACACCGGCAGGCCGCGTTCTGGAAGTCACCACTGATGGTGTCTGGGTACTGACCGCTTAACAGGAAAATAACATGATTGTAAATAAAGCAAACCTTACCCCGCTGTTTACCGGCATCAAACTCGTGTTTAACAACGCGCTGAAAGAAGCAGAAACAACGTGGGAAAAAATTGCCATGAAAGTACCGTCCACCGGTAAGGCGGAGCAGTACAACTGGCTGAATAATTTCCCGGCGATGAAGCGCTGGGTCGGTGAAAAAGCGGTCAAATCCCTGGCGGCCCATAAATACACCATCGAGAACGATGACTGGGAAGCCACGATTGAGGTCGACCGTAACGATATCGAAGATGATCAGACCGGTCAGTACGCCATTCAGGCAAAAGGTGCCGGTCGTTCTGCGGCGATGCTGCCTGATGAAATCGTGTATGACCTGGTGAATCAGGGTTTTGAGCGTACCTGTTATGACGGCCAGTATTTCTTTGATACGGATCATCCTGTCGGCAGCCGCTCTGTGTCCAACAAAGGCACGAAAAAACTCTCTGTTGAGTCACTGGCAAAAGCACAGGCTTCATTTGGTGCTGCCCGTACCGCGATGCGTAAGGTGACCGATGAGGAAGGCCGTCCGCTGAATATCAACCCCGGCGTGTTGCTGGTGCCGCCTGCCCTGGAAGATGTCGCCCGTGCCTTAATGACGGTTGATCGTCTTGAGGACGGTAAAGCCAATATCTACAAGGGGGCTGCTGAAGTCGTGGTCTCCGCGCGTATTCAGTCAGATACACAGTGGTTCCTGCTGGATACCACTCAGCCGGTGATGCCGTTCATTTACCAGGAGCGTAAAGCGCCTGTGCTGGTTGAGCAGACCAGCCTGGAGAATGATGACGTATTTATGCGCAAAAAGTTCAAGTTCGGTGCTGAAGCGCGTGCTGCAGGCGGTTATGCCTTCTGGCAGCTGGCTTACGGTTCAACCGGGGAGGACGCATAATGCCGGTCACTATTACCGCCAAAGTTAACGGGTTCCGCCGCTGCGGTATCGCCCATCCGGACACGGCCACCACGTACCCGGATGACCATTTCACCAAAGCGCAGCTGGATGAGCTGCAGGCAGAACCGATGCTGGTTGTCTCTTTCGGAACGGCCCCGGAGACTGGTGCTGATACGGCGGCAGAGAAGCAGATTGCCGCCCTGAAAGCGGAAGTCCGTACCCTGAGTCTGCAGGCTGAACAACTCACTGCCGAAAACAGTGCGCTGAAAGCGGCGCTGTCTGCAGCGGAAAAACAGGCCGGTACGGCTGAATCACCCGCAGGCAAACCACCCGCTGCCGGTGACAGTGACAAAAAGTCATCCGCTAAATAACAGGTGAAATATGTACGCGACGAAGAAAGACATGATTTTAGCGTTCGGTGAGCGTGAGTGTGTCTCCCTGACTGACACTGAGCACCCCGGTGATATCAGCGATGAAGTGATGGATGCCGCACTGATGCGTGCCTCAGCTGAAATTGACGGCTATCTCGTCGCGCGTTACCGGACACCGTTTACGGATACCGCCCGTATCCTGACCGGCCGCTGCTGTGATATCGCCCGTTACCATCTGGCAACGTCCCACCGTCTTCTGTCTGAGGAAATCCGGCTGCGTTATGAGGATGCCATCCGGTTTTTTGAAAAGGTGGCGGAAGGCCGTATCGGACTGGGCCGCACTGACAGCGGGGACATTATTCAGTCCTCGCCGCAGATGAAGTTCGGCAGCAGCAACCGTCAGTTCGGGCGTAACTCAACCGGCGGAGGTGCATTTTGATCACCCGTATTGAGCAGCATCTGTGTGACCGTCTGCGTCAGGGGATGGGTGAGATGGTGCGTGAGGTAGCCAGCTACAGCGGTGAGATGGATGATGACTTAGGTCGTATCGTCCGGGCTTTTCCGGCGGCGTGGGTCACGTTCGGCGGTCTGACAAACAGCGAATACATTGCCACCAACCGGCAGAAGGTAAAATGCACCGGCACCTTTGTGGTCATTGTGGGCGATTACAACACCCGTGATGATGAGTCCGCCCGGTTCGGTGGTGTTAACCGCAATGAAATCGGGACGTACCGGCTTATTCATGCAGTACGCAGACTGACCACCGGGCAGGATTTGGGTCTGGAAATTACGCCGTTTATGCCGCTGCGGGTGCGTACCCTCTACAACACTCAGGTGCAGAGCAAAGCACTGTCGGTGTTTGCCTGTGAGTTTGAAACAAAGTGGATTGAATCTGTTCTGGGTAACGGTCTGTGGCCGGAAGTGACCCGGGACACGGATTCACCTGATTATATTTTTAACGAGTACCGGGGAAAAGTGAAAGAGCCTGATCCTGATTTTCTCAGTGTCGGCCTGCGCTATGACCCGCCGGGTATCGGCACGATTGATGACCCGGCTGACCTGGTACTGACAAGGAAAAAACCATGACAACCCTCTTTGTCAGAGCACGTCAGGGTATCCGTGTGTCGTATGAACACCAGTTCCGCCGTTACATCACGGAAACCCCGGCAGAAGTTCCTGACACCGCGTATTACCGCCGCATGATAGCGTGCGGTGATCTGATTAAAACCGCGCGTCCGCGCCCTGTGAAAGGGAAAAAACATGATCACATTTGACAATATCCCGGACAGCCTGCGTAAGCCGGGTAAATACCTGGAGTTTAACCTGCGCATGGCAACCCGTGCGCTGCCGGGCAATCCGCAGGTGATGCTGATTGTGGCCCCGATGATGAAAGAGGGGCTGGCAGAGTCGCTGATACCGGTGAACGTGTTTGATGATACCGAAGCAGCGGTGGCATTCGGGACCGGGTCACTGGCTCACATCATGGCAAAAGCGGCGATTACCGCCAACAGTTATCTGCAGCTGCAGGTTATCGGTGTTGAGGAAAATCCGGCCGGTAAAGCGGCTGCCGGTACACTGACCGTGACCGGGCCTGCCACCAACAGCGGCACCTTTTACCTGACGGTATGCGGTGAACGTCTGGATGTGGCCGTCACCGCCGGTGACAGCGCGGATGATATCTGTCAGGCCATTACAGATACAGTGAATGCACAGACGGCCCTGCCGGTTAAGGCGGCACTGACTACCGGTGAGAATGACAACAAATTCATCACACTGACCGCACGCCAGACCGGTGAGTTCGGTAATGACATCCTGCTGTCAGCCTCCTGTACAGCCAAAGGTATCACGCAGACCCTGACGGCCATGCAGGGCGGTGAAAATAACGCGGATATTCAGCCTGCGCTGGATGCGGTCTTTGCTGCCGGTCACAACATCATTGTGCCGCCGTTCTCTGACAAAGATACGCTGCTGAAGCTGCGCACCCACCTGGAAAAAACCGGGGGGCCGCTGGAGCAGCGCGGCGCTGTCGCGGCTGCCGGATGGACAGGTACGCTCAGTACCGGCACCACACTGGCTGCGGATATCAATGACGGCCGCACCACGATTGCCTGGTATCCGGGGTCAGCAAAACTGCCGTGTCAGCTGGCCGCCGGTTACGGTGCGGTGATTGCCTCTGAGGAAGACCCGGCCAGACCGCTGAATAACCTTGAAATTAAAGGGATGGATGTTGCTCCGGTAAAAGCCTGGGCGGGCCGTAATGAACAGGAAAATGCACTGCATAACGGACTGACACCGCTTGAGGTGGGTCCCGGCAATAAGGTGCAGATTGTCCGTGCCATCACCACCTACACGAAGAATCCGGAGGGCGTGAACGATACGGCGCTGCTGGATTTAACCACTATACGCACGCTGGATTATACCCGTGTGGCGTGCCGTGAGCGTATCTCGCAGCGTTTTCCGCGTGACAAACTCAATGAACGTACCCGTCAGAAAGTCCGTTCTGAGCTGCTGGATGTGCTGATTAAACTTGAGGAGGAAGAAATCCTTGAGAATGTTGAGGCCAACAAAGAACTGCTGCTTGTTGAGCGTAACGGAAAAGACGCTAACCGCCTTGATGCACAGATTCCGGCGGATGTGGTGAACGGTTTACATATTTTCGCGGGTCGTATTGATCTGTACGTCTGATGAGGTGACACATGTTAGAAGAATATGCAGGCGCGATTGTCCTTGAAATCGACGGCCGTGAGGTTGAAGTCACGGACATGGACGTTCAGGAAGTCACCGGCCGCAAGCTGGTGAAGACCATGAACAAAACCGGCCGTGCCAAAGGCTTTATGCGCGGTATTGCCACGTATGAACTGTCCGTTTCAGTGGTGATCCCGCTTAACGGGGATATGGACTGGGGCGCAATTGAAGGCTCCAAACTGACCCAGTACCCGCTGAGCGGCTCCGGTGGCAAACGTATCTCATACCTGGACTGTTTTGTGACGGAAGTCGGTGAGAAATATTCCACTGATAACGAAGCCAAACGTGACCTGAAACTGAACGCATTACGTAAGGTGGTTGAATAATGGAAGAAAAAGACACCAGCGCGGCGGCTCCGGCCGCTGCGGTTCCTGACACCCTGTTGTATGGTGTGAATTTTAACGGCGTGCTGCACTTTGATTATGCCGTCCGCATCCCGGTGATGCGTGATATTTATGATGCGCTGGATGAAACGGAAGAAGTCACCGGTTCGGCCACCGGCGGCAAGTCTGATATCTACTACCGCATGGCACTGCTTAAACGCACTATCACGAAGCTCGGGGATATCCCAGCGGATGACATCACTACTGATTTACTGCTGGATGAACTGCTGGAGGAGGATTACGGCATTCTGGATGCCGCACAGACCGCCGCTAAAAAAAAGCGGAGAGATCTGAAGAACGTCGCAGATCCTTCCGGCAAATAGCCCTTGCCCTGGGCAGATACGGCCTGACCGAAGATGCCCTGCTGTCAATGAGCCGTCCGGAGCTGGATGCCCGGATTGATGCTCTGAACCAGCTTCACGGTGCTAAACCGAAACAGAAAACGGACACAAAACGCACCCGTGTCCGTTCCCGCCGTCAGAAAAATAAGAAACGAGGATAATCATGGCCCGTGAATTTAAGCTGTCACTGCTGCTGTCTGCGCGGGATGAGGCATCCAAATCCATCACCCGTTCCCTGCGTGAGACCGTAAAAGAAACGCAGAAAGCCGAACAGGCACAGGAAAAGCTGAACCGCCGTCAGAAGACCACCGCACAGGATGCTATCAGTCAGGGACGTGCCCGGACGGAGGACATGAAGCGCCAGTCCAGGGCCTATGAAACCCTCGGTATCCGTTCAGAGCGTGCCATTCAGCGCGAAATCAGCCAGACGATAGCTGCCTATAACCGCCTTGCCCGCAGCGGTATGATGTCTGCTGATGAACAGGCCCGCGCCTTTGACCGTATGCGCCAGCGTGTCGGCCAGCTGCGCGGCGAAATGAAGCAGATGAGCAATATGAAAATGGGCAATATTGCTAACGGGTTTGTGACAGCTGCCGGTGGCCTGTATGCCGGAGCCAGAGTTGTCGCAGAACCTGTAAAGCGTCAGATGTCCTATGAAGAACGTCTGGCCCGCATGAGTAATACTGCATACAGTGATCTTGACGATGCAGGACGTCTTGCCGGGCAGAAAAAATTAGATGAGTTGATCCGTAAATCGGTCTCTGATGGTGGTGGCTCTATTGATAATGCAGCGGAGGTATTAAACAAACTACTGTCAGAAGGTATTTTCACAGATCAAGAAATTAGTGGGTTATTACCATTGCTGCAAAAATACGCTACAGCATCAGGTGTTGATGGCCTTGACCTCGCTTCTGTTACATCTGCACTAAAGAAAAACTTTAATTTATCCAAACCGGATGACATTAAAATAGCGCTTGATATGGCTTTAAAAGGTGGTCAGGAAGGTGCTTTTGAACTACCTGATATGGCTAAATGGCTTGCGCAACAACTTTCTGCGGCGAATGCTGCTGGTATGTCCGGTCTGGATGATTTTGCATCCATTGTAGCTGCAAACCAGGCTGTTGTGTCGACTGCAGGTACAAATGATCAGGCTGGTAACAACCTGATGAACTTCTTACTGAAATTAAATAGTCGTGAATTATCCACAGCGGCATCACGAATAAAAGTTGATGGATACGGCATCGATTTATCCGGAACATTAATTAATGCCAGGGAGAAAGGAATTGATCCTATTGATGCTTTTGTTGGATTAACAGATAAAATTTCCGCTAATAACCCCAAATACAAAGCCCTACAGACCAAGCTTGACAACATGGATAAGAATGACCCTGAGCGGGCTCAGACATTATCCGCAATGACAAAAATTGCCGAAGGGTCTGCATTGGGTGAATTAATTGCTGATCAGGGAACACTGATGGCATTAATTGGTTTACGTTCTCAGAGTGAATATAAAAATCAGGTTAAACAAAAAGTTCTTGAGCAAAAAAATAAAGCAGCCGGAGAAGGTGAAGGGGATATTCAGTTTCGCGTTATGTCTGATACTAATGCATTTAAAGCTAATCAGGCGGGGAATGCGCATCAGTTTGCAGAATACGACTCCACAAAACCGTTATCCGACGCAGTCGGCTCACTTGCAGAACAGTTCACTGCATTCAGTGCTGAGTTTCCCGGGTTAACAACAGCACTAACAGGAGCCAAAACCGGCATCGAAGCTATGACACAGGCCGCTGTTGCTTTTGCCGCGCTTAAATTTCTCTTTGGTGGTGCCGGTGCGGGAAGTACCGGCGGAATTGCAGGGACGGTGGGTACCAGCGGAGCTGCAGCAGCCAGTGGCGGATGGTTAAAACCGGGCGCATTTAAGCTGGCGGGGTTAGCCACTGCAGCCACTGAGTTTGCCACGGCCAACACGCCGGAAGAAGCGGATGAACTGAATACCGGCGAGGCCAGAATGAATGCACTGCGGGCTAAGTATGGTCAGGGCCTCATTGATAAGGCTAAAAAACGGTTTCAGCCGTGGTATCAGTTCGGTTCAGGCTATGCTGCTGAGAATGAGGAATGGGTCAGTCAGTACATCCGTGAGCAGGATGAGCAGGCTCAGCTGGCTAATGCAGCACTGTCACAGGTGCGTTTTATGTCAGAGCGCGCCGGAATGAAAACCGATGCCCTGCCGAAAGAGTTTGTGCCGGATTACGCCAGACCTGTCAGCGATGATGTGATTGCGGGGCTGATGCTGCCGGTGCGTGAGATTGAAACCCTGCTGAAAAATCAGCAGACCGCCCCGCAGCCGATAGAGGTTCGTTCCGTGGTGGAACTGGACGGCCATGTGATTGCAGAAACCGTGAACAATATTAACGGTAATGATGCCGGACGAACCACCGGAGGCGGATTATGAATACCGCATGGCGCAATGATTTACAGGATGCCTCTTACCGTGGTGTGCGTTTTGATGTGGTTAATGCTCAGGACAGTGTTTCCCGCGATACTTCTGTACATGAATACCCGTTCGTTGACGGCGGTGACGTTATTGATCTGGGCCGCAAGCCGCGTAATTTCCGTTTTAATGCGCTTTTCTGGGGGGATGATTACCGGACTCATCTGGATAATTTTGTTGCGGCACTGGAGGAACCCGGCTACGGGGAGCTTGTTCATCCTGTCTGGGGTTCTGTTGAAAAAGCAAAGTGCATTGAATATCAGGTAAAGCACGAAGCGGAAGGTGTCGACACCTGCACGGTTGAGCTGGTTTTCCTTGAGGGCACCACCGGCACGGTTATCGCGCAGTCCCATCCGGAACAGCTCGGTGACAGTATTTTTGACAAAATCGGTGAACTCACTGAGCGGGCCGCTGATCTGTTTGAACAGGTCATGGCTCCGGTTAACGAAGGTCTGCGTTACCTTGAAAAAGGCAAAGCGGCTTTATCCGGCATGACCAATACCATTACCATCATGCGCGGTGATATCAGTTCTGCCGTCAGTCAGGGGATCAGTTATCTGACTTATCCGCGTGCATTCATCAGTGACATGGTGGCCGTGACGGACATCCGCACCGGCGGCATCGGTGATTTACTCGACCTTAAATATGGTGATGTGGTGAATACCTCATCCGGCCGCTCAGGTTCGTCACCGCTCTCCTCTGCGGTTCCCCGCGTCCAGACTAACGGTTACCTTCCCGATGGTGCGTATGCACCGTCAGTGGCGCAGAACGGTGTCAGTGCCACCACACTGCTGTCTGCGTGGAGTGACTGCGTGGCGGTTGCTGATGAACTGGTCTCGCTGCCGGTGCAGCTGGTTCAGGGGGAACGTGAGGGGCCGGTGCCTATGCCCGGTAATGCACAGCCTGACGATGTCCGTGATCTGACCACCGCCGGTTATATTATTGCATCCGGTACGCTGGCCGCCGTGGTGACACAGGTACTGAGCGATGATGTCCAGCCTGATAATCTGTCGCCGGATGATATCGAAATGCTGGTCACTACCGTGCGGGAATACACACAGAAAGCCATTGATGAAGTCCGTGACCATTATGGTGACCGGACACAGCAGCTGAGTACGGACAGTAATCCTGTGGGGCTGCTGTGGCATAACGTGGTGTCACAACTGAAAAGCATCGTCCTTGATGTGCAGGATTTGGGGGTGCTGGTGATTACCCGCCGCCCGCCGCTGACCCGCCGGACAGTGGCTGCAGCCGCCAATCTGCACTTACTGGCACATTTCTGGTACGGGGATTATTCCCGTGCTGCCGAACTGTACCGGCTGAATCCGCAGATACGTGATCCGAATAACCTGAGCGCGGGAGATGTTATCAATGCCTATGCCAAATGATGACCGGCTGGAAAAAATCACCCTGTTGGTGGGCGGTCATGCTTATTCTGACTGGAAAACCTACCGCATAGACAGTGATTTCCTGAAAGCCGCCGATGCCTGGCAGTTATCCCTCGGTATTACTGACGGTGTATTTAATGTTGATGCGGTTCGTGGTGCGCCGGTGAAAATCAAAATGGGTGATGATGTGGTGCTGTCCGGCCGCATCGATACTGTCACCCGGGATGTGTCGCGCAGGGGTATTACCCTCAGCCTCAGCGGCCGTGATGAGGGAGGTATATTAATCGACTGTGCTGCTCCCGTATTCAGTGCCCGTCAGCTGAACCTGAGTGAGGTTATCAGCAGCGTTGTTCGTCCGCTCGGCATTACCCGTGTCCGGATTCAGGCTGATAACATGATCCGCAGTGACCGTATTCAGACCGAACCCGGTGAACGTGCCTGGGATACCGTGATGAAAGCGGCCGGAAGCCGTGGTCTGTGGCCGTGGTTCGCGCCGGACGGCACGCTGATTATCGGCGGGCCTGATTATGATAAGCCCCCGGTGGCTGACCTGATACTGACCCGCAGCGGTGACGGTAACAATCTTATTTCGCTGTCTGAAACCCGTAATATTCAGGGCTGTTTTTCCGAACTGACCCTGCTGGCACAAAGCCACGCCTCGACAACCAAAAATAAAAAGTTACAGACAAAGCCGGTGGATGTTTCCCGCAGCGCACAGACATTCAGTGTCAGCACCGAAAGTGATGAGGATACCGGGGCGGATGACGGCCAGTCAGGCACCCATAATATGCGGATAAAAATCGGTGATCCGTCTGTTCCGTATTACCGGCCGCAGATTATCACCGCCGGTGATGTGGATAATCCGGCTCAGCTTCAGTACCGTGCAAAAAAAGCAATGGCTGATGCCCGTCTGTCAGGGCTGGATATCACCGCTGAGGTCTTCGGTCACCGTACGGACAAAGGCGAACTCTGGGAGCCGGGGCAGCGGGTCAGAATTAAAAGTGAGCTGCACGGTATTGACGGGATTTTCTTTCTGATGGGCCGCACGTTTACCGGCGGCCGTCCGGGCGGGCCGGTGACACAGCTGCGGTTTAAGGAGGATGGAGTCTGGATACCGGATGTCTACACACAGAAAGCTAAAAATAAAAAAGGGAAAAAGAAAAAAGGCAAAGACCAGATCCGGCCGGTTGCACTGACAGCAGACTGAGAGAAATAACGTATGTGGAACAGAATTAATCAGCGCATTAACAGCGCATTAAACGCCATCAGAATGCCGTTCAGGGCGCGTTTAAACAGCATCGACAGCAGCGGTAAAGTACAGACAATTCAGGCGGAGGGACTGGCAAAAGAACCGCTGCAGGGACAGGAGTTATTCCAGCAGTACGGCCTGACCTCAAACCCGCCGCCGGGTACAATGGCAATTGTGATCCCTGTCGGTGGTAAAACGTCGCACGGTATTGTGGTGGCAACCGAACACGGCAGCTATCGCCTTGCCGGGCTGAAATCCGGCGAAGTGGCACTGTACACTGATGAGGGGGCTAAAATCGTCCTGAAACGCGGCAGGGTCATTGAGACAGACTGTGATATTTACCGGGTGAACTGCAACGAATATGAAGTGAATGCGAAAAAAAAAGCGGACTTTAACACCCCGGAAGTCACCACCAGTCAGCGCCTTACGGCAATGGAACAAATCACCGGTAACGGCGGTATGTCAATTAAGGGTGGCACCGGTGCGGACTTTGAGGGTAATATCAGCCAGACATCCGGCAGTTATACTACTGACGGCGATGTGAAAGCCGGTAATATTTCACTGATCGGCCATGAACATACCAACGGCAACAACGGCGGCAATACCGGTAAACCTGTCGGTTAATCCGGCTAAGTGCTGAACCCCGCCAACTCCTTTCTTTTGTCCGTGTTGTCAGAATGACAGCATGGACAGACTCTTAAATCCCCTGACAGGTGACTACACCAACACCCGGACTGATTCTCTCGCTAATGCGGTTTATCTGCGCCTGACGACGCCGCTCGGCAGTTACTGGGCGGATAAAACCCTCGGCTCCCGTCTGCACGAACTGACGCGGGAAAAAGATGTGTCCCGTGTTTACCGCCTTGCCCGCCAGTATGCTGAGCAGGCACTGAAGCCACTGACAGATGACGGCCGCGCTGAGTCCGTTGAGGTCAGTGTACACAGTGACGGACGGCATCACGCTCTGTTGTGGATCACCGTCACGGATGCCGGAAACAATGTCCGTACCTTTAAACACCAGGTAAGGATTGCATAATGTTCATCACACCCGGCTTTGAACAAATCCGCAGTGAGATTCTGCGGGATATCAAAAACCAGCTTCCGGATGCAGATACCGGGTCTGACAGTGATTTTTTTATCCGTGCGTCCTCTGTTGCCAGCGTTGCAACAGGAATTTATCAGCATCAGTCATGGATTGTCCGTCAAATTTTCCCGGACACCGCTGACAGCGATTTTCTTGAGCTGCACGCCAGAACCCGCAATCTCATCCGCAAACCGGCAACCACAGCATCAGGCCCGGCAGATTTTACCGGCACACCCCATGCTGTTCTGCCTGCCGGGCATGAAATCCGGGGTGAGACTCTCAGTGTCATCACCACACAGGAGGTGGTGTTTGGTGAGGACGGCAAGGCTTTAGCCCCTGTCAATGCCACGATACCCGGTACTGCATCAAATATCAGTGTTATTACCCCGGCAGAGCTGGTCAGTGCCCCGATGGGCGTTAACAGCCGTGTGCTCATTCATCCGATGAACGGCGGTACAGATAAAGAAACGGATGCGGCATTACTGGCCCGCCTTCTGGATTTGATCCGGCGTCCCCCTGCAGGCGGTAATAAATATGATTACCGCCGCTGGGCGCTTGAGGTGCCGGGTGTGACCAATGCCTTTGTTTATCCGTTGCGCCGTGGTCTGGGTACGGTTGATGTGGCGATCACATCGGCTGATGGTCTGCCTTCTCAGGAGATTATCGATGCCGCACAGGCGCATATCGATGATGTGCGTCCGGTCACGGCCAAAAACTCACTGGTACTGGCTCCTGAGCAACGCCGTATCGATTTTGATATTGAGATCCGTATTGCCGGTATTTCGCAGGATGATGCCGTCAGACAGGTGAAAGCAGAAATTCAGGCGGTAATGTCCAGACTTGCCCCCGGCGAAAGTTTTACCCGCAGTGATGCAGAAACCGCTGTATCCCTGATTCCGGGCATCCGTGACCGTTTGTTTATACAACCTGCGGGTAATGTCCCCGCACTGGTTGATGCCGATCATCTGGAATGGCTGCAGCCCGGTACTGTCACCGTGAGGATGATGGCATGAAATCCCTGCTGAAGCTGTTATTGCCGCCGGTCAGTTACGGTACGGATGCACCCGTACTGGATGCAGAACTGCAGGCTGAGGCTGACCAGCTGACAAAGGCACAAAAACAGGCTGAACGGGTACGAAACGGGGTCACCCCGTTTTTTTCGGATGCGTTACTGGCTGACTGGGAACGGGTTCTGGGACTGACAACTGATTACAGTCAGACGTATCAGCAGCGCCTTGAAATGGTGCTGTTTAAGCTGTCAGAAACCGGCGGACTCTCCGTTCCTTACTTCATTCTTCTGGCTGAGCGTATGGGGTACAGAATCACCATAGAAGAGCCACAACCTTTTCAGGCCGGTGTAAACCGTGCCGGTGACCGGCTGATGCACAAAGATGCTTTATGGCTGTGGGTCGTTAATGTTTATGGCTCCAAAGTGCAGCCATACCGTTTTCGTGCCGGTGTTTCCGCTGCCGGTGACCGGCTGACTGTCTATGCGGATTCCGTTCTTGAAAGCCTGTTCCAGGACTTAAAACCCGCACACACCTATTGTTATTTTACTTATCAGGAATCGTGATATGCAGAATTTAATGCCGCCTATCGATACAACGGACCATGCTTTTCATGACGGTGATCCGACTACCGGTCAACTCGGCACTATTGTCACCGCTGCATGGCTTAATGATGTTCAGGGTGCAACCCGCGACATTCAGGCTGAAATTATTGCCGTACTGACTAAAGCAGCGATACAACCGAATCCACAAAAACAGAATCAGCTGGCAGAGGCTATCAGCCAGATTATCGGCAGTGGTGGTTATGCAACCAGTGGTGATTTAACGCTGGGGCTGAGTAAAAAGATTGATAAAGCAGATATAGCTCAGCAACTTGGTAACGACACAACAAAAGTTCCGTCACTGCATCTGGTGGCAACAGAACTCGGTAAAAAAGCCAGTATTGCTGATGCTAACAGCAAACTCGCCAAAGACCAGAACGGCGCAGACATCCCAGATAAACCGAAGTTTATCGAAAACCTTGGTTTACCGGAATTGCTGGATAAGAAGTTCGATAAGACCGGCGGGAAGATCACAGGACAGACGGATATTGAGGCGCCTGGCGGTCGCACCCAGACGCTGAAAGCAAAAGCTGGTACATCGGTATATCAGGAGTTGTACCTTCAGGACACCTTCGCTGCATGGTGGGGGATTACCGCTGGTAATAAGTTAAGCCTGGAAAACAGGATTACAGGCAATACGCTTACTATCGGTACTGATGGTTTCAAAATTGACGGTAAAAGTATTGTTACTCCGGATCAACTTTTCGGTGTCGGACAAACCTATAAAAATCTGACAGCCAGCCGCCAAAATAAAGTCTGGTATACCAACACTGACAGCAAACCTCGCATGATTCATGTCGAAACGAACAGAACAGGTACTCAGTATCCTTTCAGTATTGATATTCAGGTTATTGATGCGAATGGTAATAACAGGGTTGATTATCGATGGACTTCTGCGGATGAGGTTGTTTCCCTGAATGCACTGGTTCAGCCGGGTGAGCGGTACAGTGTTAACGGTGGATGGGGTCAGCCCACAGAATGGGTTGTTATTAACAGATGGGTGGAGTTGTCACAATGAGATATTACAAAACAAAAAATAACGAAGTTTATGCACTTGAAGATAATGACTCTGCAAAAGAGTGGATAAAAGAAAAGGTGACTGAAATCACCAAAGAGGAAGCGGATAACATCACCAATCCGCCGCCAACCAAAGAACAATTGATCGCAAAAGCAGAATACGATAAACAGGCACTAATTGACGAGGTTCAGGCTGAAACTCAGTTACTGCAAACAAAACTGGCGCTTGGACGTATCAGTGATAATGAAAAGGCTCGGTTAAACGCCTGGCTGGATTATCTGGACGAACTGGAAGCGGTGGACGTATCCACCGCCCCGGATATTAACTGGCCTGTGAAACCGGTGGTGTAGGCCATTCAGTACCGGCACCGGCGGATGTGTCGGTATCAGTGACTTTCACACTGTAAATTTCCCATTCTGTCAGTTTTGCCCGGTCTGTTTCAGTCGCCATGTTGAGGCGTATTTTACGCTCCAGCATGGCAATTTCCTGTTCAGCTTCTGCCAACAGCGACTGTTTCTGACTTTCGGCAACAGCGACCTCATGCGCGTGCTGTTCTGCTTTATCTGTTACCCACTTTTTCCCGTCCCACTTATCAAAAGGCGTTTGCGGCTCAAGCAATGCCAGATTATCCGGCAGCGCACCGACGTTGTTTATCAGGACTTTTTCTTTTGTGGTTTTGTCATAAGCGGTTTTACTGCGATGGTCTTCCACATGCAGCCAGCGTTTACCGTCCTCACTGCGGACAATGGCAAATCCCGGCGCGGGTAATTCCGGTTTATCCGGATAGGCATCAGCTTTCAGACTGAACCCTAACGGTACCTCATCCATGCTTTTGCCGGTATATTCCCGTGTCAGCGGGTGGCAGCAATACACTTCAGCCCATCCCGGCACGATAGCCAGCCCGTTTTCGTCAAATACCGCGTACTGAATTTCAGTGTTGTAATCTGCCATTTCAAATAACCCTCGTAATATAAATAACCGCTTTATTTACCGGTCTGAATTCATTTGCTGTGCTTACCTGACGGGATGCATCAAAGGAGTATGCGATAGAGTTTCCTCCTGCTCCGGCTGCGCGACCGCCGGAATTGACGGAGTGACGGAATACCCCCTCGGAAAAATCCCCGCCCTCAATCGTCGGGTTACCAAAGCGGCCGGTCAGGTTCCGCATGGCATCGCCTTGTACGCTGCCCAGCGTTCGCCCGGAGTCATAACCTTTTCCGCTGTCCAGTGCCCGTTTAAACAGCCCCCGGTCGTCGGGAAGTTTCAGTCCCGGAAAGACTTTTGCAAGCTCCGGATAAACTGATGCGCTGAATGAGCGACCGTCATTTGCTAAAAAGTTTTCAGGAATTGGGGCTGTTGACTGCCATTCGATAGTTGCTCCGATTGGTATCCCCACAATACGGTTTTGTTGTATCGCACCATTGCTGTTCAGATATCTGACTGTCAGCACAGCATAAGGATCGACATAGAACTGACCGGTATCAGTTTCTCCGGCTGCCGATGCGACTGATATTCCTTTGACATAAGTTGTGTTCACATCACCGGAGAACGCACCGGTAAATCCGCGTCCCGGTAATTTGTTAACCGTCCTGAAAGGAAGGTAGTTTCCCTTCGGCTGAAATTTTTCTCCCAAACCAAGGTTTTCGATAAACTTCGGTTTATCTGGGATGTCTGCGCCGTTCTGGTCTTTGGCGAGTTTGCTGTTAGCATCAGCAATACTGGCTTTTTTACCGAGTTCTGTTGCCACCAGATGCAGTGACGGAACTTTTGTTGTGTCGTTACCAAGTTGCTGAGCTATATCTGCTTTATCAATCTTTTTACT